ACTTGGGAAGTTTTGTTGCGGTGGATGCGGTCGGAATGAAAAGAGATTATGAGGGACTATCAAAAGACATATCTAAATTACCACATTATGTTGACAGTGGCAGTAGCGCATTAACACTGGATACGTCCGAACTGTATGAGTATCACAAGCCAACAGATACTTGGTATAAATTATAAGGCGGTGATTATATGGGATTAACAGCAAAAAAGGTATATGCGGTTCTTAATAGGAAAATAAAAAAAATAAGTGGGGATGTTTCTAGTTTAGGGACTCCTCTTTTTTATGCTGGAAGTGTAACTACAGCTGATTTGCTTCCGGTATCTCCAAAATTGGGTGCCGTTTATAATATTGAGCAAAAATCAATTTATGGTGAATCCGGTACAAACGTTGTCTGGAATGGTGTTTTGTGGGATTCACTTGGCCCGACTTTTGACTTGTCTTTGTTGCTTACAAAGGAAAATGCAAAAAATCTATATTTACAAAAAAATCAAGGTTCAGAAAACTCAGGAAAATTCCTTGTAGTCGGAGAAGATGGAAATGTAATTCTATCAGATACACAAGATGGTGGTGTAAAAACAGATACTACTTTAACGAAGTCCGGAGAAGCGGCTGATGCAAAAGTTGTGGGAGATAAGATAACTACGCTAAAGGAAGATTTAACGGAGATAGCACATGACGTAAGTCTGCTAAAAGCAACAAATACAGGTAAACTCTACGGAGTAAAAAAATGGAAGGCTTCCGTAAATCCTACTTCTACTTGCGAAAAGACAAGAGATAATGTTGGACTTGTTTGCGAACCATCTACGGACAAAGAACAAGGTAGGGATGATTATGCGGATATTCCGCTGTTTCAGTGGCGTAGATGTAACTACAAGCGTTACGACGATGGATTCGCCTACCCGATTGCATTTGAAGGCGATGTTGATTACAACGACAAGGACAATGCTGATGTGGGAAACATCTATCAGACATTTTGGTACAACGAGATTGACATGGGGGATTATGCAGAATTAATTATTTCAGACTCACCAAATTATCAGTTAGGTTTAAGACCGTGGGAAGAAGCAGTTAGGGCAGATGGAACAATCATGCCGTACTTTATCTTTTCTGCATACACTGCAAGCGTTGGAAGTGACAAAAAGTGGTATTCTCTTCCGAATAAGAAAGAATTGGGATTTTGCTCCCATAACTTAATGATTGATAACTTTCAGAAAAAAGGCAAAGGATACTGGGGCGCATCTGTTAGACGAAACACGTTCGCTATGATTTTCTCACAGATTAAATATGGAACAAAAAACATCCAGTCTGTAATGAATGGGTGCACAAATTATAACTTCCAAATTAAGGCTTCCGTGCAATCTGAATCAAAAAACACTTATTTCCCTATCCCAAAAGGACAAGCTGAAAGTATCGTGGTTGGCGCTTACGTATCTGTTGGATATGGACAAGCGAAATCAGATAAATCCGTGAACCTAGACCGTGGAGTTGCAACGATTGGTGCTTACGGAGATATGGTCAAGGTTCTTCGTGTAGAAGATTTAGACGGAGTAAACAGTGCTGTATATTTGGAATGCGAACCATTCAGCACGATGCCAGTGCAAGACGAGACAGAAACAGATGTGATGTGCGAAATTGTGATGTCGTCTATGCCTTGGTGGACTGGTTCTACAGATAAGGTTCTTGGACACCATGACGGATCATTGAATAATAAGAGTGGAAAATTCCCTTGCAGAATCCAAGGTATTGAGCTTTTTAGTGGACGTTACCAAATTCCATCAGACGTGGCTATGATGTTTCAGCCAGATTATTCCAAGGACGTATATTTTGCGAAACGAGGAGTGGCTCATTCGAAATCAGATAGCGTAATCAAGGAAACTTATGAAAAAATCGGAAACATTCCAGCTAGTGCGAATGGTAAAGGTTCTGATTACTGGATTGGTGATGTAACGATCAAAAAAGGAGCATGGTTTCCGAGTTCTGAGCTGGCCACGTCACAGAGTTATGGCGATAGAGTCTACAGTGACGGAACTTCGACAAGTGGCTTACGAGAATACTTGCAGGGCGGTGGTCTCTGGAGTGGCTCGAGTGCTGGGCTTGCTTTTCTGCTTTGCAGGGACTGGCTTGGCTGGGCGGGCTGGTATTGCGCCGTCGCCGATTAATTCTATGCTTTGAACAGGGGGTTCAAGGGGGAGTTCCCCCCTTTGAATCATAAATACAGGGCTCACGGTCTGGCGGTAATCTCAGGAATGGCTCGAATGCTGGACTTGCTTATCTGAATTGCAGGAACAGGCTTGACAGGACGAACTGGAATTACGCCGTCGCAGATGCATACACAAAACTCCAGATTGTTAGACCGTGTTTCGCTAGTTTTAAACTAACCACTTAGGTGCTGTCGTTGATGCGACCTCTCGCATGACGAAAAATTGTGTGAAACAAAGCGCAGACTAGTAAAAAATGAACGTCTGTATGCACAGAATCGGAGGTATAGCTTTGAAGAAAAAATGTAAGAACGTAGATATTACGGACTACGATTTTATCCTAGAATCAGTGAATAATTGCTTTAAAAATAAAAAGAAAACAAGAAACGACATATTGAGAACCAGAGAAGAAATTGGCACGAATGAAGAAATTGCAACTGTTTTGCAAAAAGAAATCATCAATGAAAAACTAGAGTTAAAACCGATTTGGTATCGTGATAAATTTGATGACAACTCTCAGAAGTGGAGAAAAATTGGAATCCAAGATATCAAGCAACAGATGTATGATTATATCGCAGTAAACGGACTTAAAGAACTGGAAAGATGCTTAGGACATTATCAATGCGCCTCTGTAAAAGGCAAAGGGCAGATATATTGCGCGAAAGCAATAGCTAGCCACATCAAAGACGATTCCGTTAAGTATTGCTGCAAGTTAGATATTCGAAAATATTACGAATCAATTCCGACAGACAAATTGATGGAATGGTTACGGAAACGAGTGAAAAACGATAAACTGCTATGGCTCATTCAGGCATTAATAGACACTTTTAAGAATGGTCTTAGTATTGGCTCATATTTGTCACAACATCTCGGAAATCTTTATTTGAGCGATATATACCATGAACTCGAATCATTGGCGAAAACACGTAGAGGCAAAAGAATTAAAACAGTATCATTTCAAGCATTTTACATGGACGACATTCTTATTGTTGGTAAAAACTCTATGGAACTTACTAAGGCTGCGAATTTGATTGTTGATAGGTGCAAAGAAAAAGGCTTAGAAATTAAGCCAACATGGAGCTGCCAGAAAATCGACGGCTCTTTTATTGATATGGCTGGATACAGAATATATCGTGATCATATGACTGTTAGGCGCGGAACAATGAAGAAAATTCGCAGGACATTCGTCAGATATAATGCTGGCAGCAAAACGAGAGCGAGAAGAGTTATATCTCATTATGGAATTGTAAAACACGCTGATTCTTATAAATTTTGTCACAAATATGATGTTTATAAAAAACTAAAAAGTGCGAAAGAGGTGGTATCTGGTGGAAAGAAAAAAAGTCGTGTCAGACAAAAAGATGGAAAAAGTTGATATTCGAGCATTTGGAAAGATGAATTATGTTTATCTCTACTTGAACGAAAAACGAGTAAAGATAGAGGAGCATGAGGATTCTAAACCTTACGATGCATTTGAATATGACTACAATGAATTTGTAGTAGAAGAAACAAATGTTGACTTGAATGATATTAGAGCGAATCCAGAGAAGTATCTTGATTACGTTCCAACAACAAATGTAAGTTTCGAGGAAACACAGACAGATTTCAACATTGACATCGACTACAGAGTATCAATGTTGGAACTAGGACTCATTTAAGCAAAGGAGAATGAATTATGACAACTTATGAAATGTTAAGAAAATCAATTGAAGCAAAGAAAAGAAGAGGTGCTTTAAGCTCCGACTACATTGACAGTACAAAAGCGAAAATGGATGTATTCTTAATGAACGACAGAATCACTCAGGAAGAATACAACTTGCTTGTAGCTGAGTTACAGTAGTGGATGATGTTATTATTCGGAGATTAATTTCACATATCACGGATTTGAAACTATTAATCCACGAAAAATCATATAAAACGTATGATAAAGAGTTAAAGAGAACAATGGTATATATTAACGCTACAGAAGAAAAAGTAAATGCTGAATATAGAAAATATGCATAACAATAAAAGGCATCCGATTGGGTGTTTTTTATTTGATAGGAGATATGGTATGCGAAGTCCATCAAGATTAAAACAGAAAGTGTGGTTTTCCAAAATCGAGGAAGTAATTGAGGGAATTGACACAGTACATAAATACAGTAAACCAACTATGAAGCGGTTTACTGTATCGGCAACCGCCGGAACACCAGAAGAGATTTCTGCCGGAATTGTGCCGACATATGACAGATATATTACTTCTTATGATAGGGATTTTAAGCCGGAAGAAGGTATGGCTGTTTGGGTTGATAAGATTCCGCAGATTGATGATTTGGGGAATTTGGTTATGTCGGAGGATGGAATTACACCAGTAACACCGCCCGATTACACATTAAAGAAAATACTGGCTGCACAGAAAGGGAAGGTATTCCGTTATGGAATTGCAAAGATTGGCGGTTCGGAGTAATGAAACGTAAAATTAGTATAAGTCTATCTCAGGGTTCAATCCAGAACGCGATTAAAGAAATTGAAGCGTACAAGCGTAAACTGCAAAGGAAGAATCAGATTTTCATTGACCGATTATCTAAAATCGGATTAGACGTGGTGCAAGCTACAATGGAATCTATTCCGTTGGAAGAAAAGGGTTCTTATTATACAGAAATCGTAAACAATAGTCGGGGAGATATTATTGGTGCAGCAATCCGATTGACCGGAGACAAAATTCTTTTTCTTGAATTTTCAGCCGGTATTGCCTATGGTACAGACAGTTATCCTACACCAGCGGGGGATAAATATGGAGTTGGTACATATCCGGGGCAAACACATGCCTTTTCTCCCTACGGTTGGTGGTACGTTGATGAAAACGGAGAAAAGCACCATTCCTACGGAAACAGGGCTTATATGCCTATGTATCATGCAGAAGAGGCTATTGTACTTGCGGTAAGGCAGGTTGCAAGGGAGGTGTTTGGAAGTTGATAACAGTAGATAATCCTGTATCAAAAGTATATGCCAGATGGTCTACGGCTATCGAAAAGAAAGTGGGCAGAGGAAATTACTCCATGTCCCAAAGTGGAACACTGGCTTCTAACAAGACGAAGTATGCCAGAATCTTTATGATGGGAAATCCGGGGAACGCTTGGGATTTAGAGGGAGATGAATGTGCCACTATGCCATCTTTTCAAGTAGATTCCTTTGCGAAAGGAACTAAGGCACTGTCGGAAGTTTATGATATTGATGATGTGAGCCACAAATGCATGACAGGCCTTGGATTTCGGCGTGTATATGGCCCGGAGCTTTTGGAAAATTCCGACAGCACCATCAAACGAGTAGTCAGCCGGTATAGCCGGGTTTACACAGGGCAGCTTTTGGGAGAATGATTATGGTTGCATTTGTAAAAGCAGTTATTTTGAATTCGGCTATTTATGCCGTTTGGTATTACCTGGAATACAAACAATTTGGAATATTACAGTGGGACAGAAAATGTGATGATGTGGTATCGGTCATTTATTTCTTGCTCACATGGTATTTATTTGCAAAAAAGTGAGTTCCAACGGACACCAAAAGTGCGTTATAATAATAGCATGAAAGTAGGGCATCTGGAGACAGGTGTCTATTTTTATGCAAAGAAAGGTGGTAAATGTAATGAAAGCAATGTTAAGCCAGCCAATGGCAGGAAAAACAGATGAGGAGATTATTGCAACTAGAGAAAAGGCCATAAAAGTATTACAAGAAAAAGGCTATGAGATTGTAAATACCCTGTTTACAGATGAATGGTATAGCAAAGAAAGTATGGAGGAGCGTGGAGTGGTTCAGATTCCGCTGTGCTTCCTTGCAAAGTCACTTGAAAATATGTCCTTATGCCATGCGGCATATTTTTGTAAGGGATGGGAAAATGCCAGAGGTTGCCGTATTGAACATGAAGCTGCAAAGGCATATGGACTGGACATTATTTATGAAGAGTAGGAAAGGAGAATGAGCATGGATTTTGCAGGAGTAGCAAGCGTAGTTGGAATTACCGTTATCTGCTATCTTGTCGGCATGATTGCCAAGGCAACAAAAGTTGATAACAAATGGATTCCAGTTATCGTAGGAGTTGCCGGAGCAGTCTTAGGAGTAGCAGGAATGTATGTTATCAAAGATTTCCCGGCGACAGATGTGATTAATGCACTGGCAGTTGGAATTGTCAGCGGACTTGCCAGCACAGGAGCAGATCAGATCGCGAAGATTTCCAAGCATTAGAAAGGGTTGGTGATCCACTTTTTATCTCCCTGCATGAGGGTTAGATTGCAACTGTTTGGAAATTCCGAACAGTTCAAAAATGTAATTGATTTTGGACTAAAAATATTATAGTTCTGACCACTGTACCTTATTGGGCGGTGGTTTTTTTGTTGGAAAGAAAGGAAGTTAAAAGTATGAGCGAGAAGAATATTTGTCCAGTACATGGTGAAATGAATGCGAATGATTGTCACAATTACAGTACTAAAAAGGCAGAACTTTTAGGACATCCGGAGTGGGCAGTTGACGCAGAAAACTGCAACTGCGATGTTGGAACCACAGGCCCGGCCTTAACTGGCGGAAATGTACCGACTGGCCCTGCAGCAGATAAGCTAACAGGACCAGCAACAGAAATCTAAAAATGAATTGACCGGCTACCAGACAGGTGGCTGTTGACCCCTTAAAGTTTTGGGGTGGAAAGGAGTTATTATGGCACCAGCCGTACCGGGTTTATCAACCCTTGGAATTACACTCAGTTATGGAGTTGAAACAGTGTCAGGACAGAAGCCTACAACCTTTACGGTGCTTCACAGGTGTAATGACATTCCAGAAATTACACTGGAAACAGAAACGATTGACGCTTCCGCTCTGGAAGATTTACAGTCCAGATATATTGCTGGTAGACAGGATACAGGTGGAGAGTGGGGTCCTGTGTTCAACTTAACAGAAGAGGTTATCGCAGAACTTGATAAGATGATGAAAGCGGCAGAAACAGGGCTTAAATCCGGTTTCAGAACATGGTTCCAGGTTATTGTTCCGAACCTTACAAAGGCATTCTTTGTTGTTGGTCAGCCAGGAAGCAAGATTCCTTTACCGGCAATGGCACAGAATGAGCTTCTGACAGGTGCAATCAGTATCGCAATTGACGAATACGTTGGTCTCGACACTAAGGTTGAGCCGACAGGTGTAGAAGAGCCTTAAAATCTTTAAATCGGGAGGAAAAATAAATGTATAAAGTTTTACAGATTGGCGGAAAAGATTATAAGCTGGAGTACTCTATTGAGGCATCCTTATATGCGGACTGCACAGCAAGCCTTACTGGACTGATGACAGAAATCCAAATTGCCGGAGATAGCAAGGATATTAAACGAATCGTGTCTGAACTGTCCAATATCCCTCAGACCACTTTAACTATTTTTTATGCCGGCCTTATGGAGCATCATGGCGTGCATCCGGATGGTGATGGATCTGTTCCAGATATCCAGACGGCAAAACATCTGATTGCCCAGTATTTGAAAGAGCATTCGGAAGATGATACAGGAAACTTTTTCGGCATCATGCAGATGTGCATTGAGCAGATGGGAGAGGACGGTTTTTTCAAACTGACCGGTCTGGAAGGAATGATGAATCAGTTCAACCAGACTGCGAAGCCGAATCGTGCTACCAGACGAGCCGAAGCAAAAGCTTCCGGGAAATAATTCTGGATGAATTACTTCCTTCGGCCATTGATGTCGGAATAACAGAAAAAGAGTTTTTCCATATGACACCCAGAGCAATCCGATTAAGGATAGAACGATTCTGGGAGCGTGAAAAGCAGAAGCAAAAGCAGATGGAATACTATGCTTGGCTGACAGGGTATTTTAATCAATATGCTATCGGGGCATCCATGAGCAAAAAGATAAAATACCCCAAAAATCCGCTTGAAGAAACTCCGGTTATTGATGACAGCATGGAACTGACGGAGGAAGAGAAAGACAAGTACAGAATGCAGTTTTTAAAGCGTCTCCAGAGAATGGAGAACCGTTTTAATAAGAATCAGGGCGAGTAGATGTCAAAGTCTACTCGCCCTTTTTTGACTATTCATAGGGAATGGTCATTGCCCTCAAAAAGTTAGGAGGTAGAAAATGGCAGATAATACAATAGATTCCTTGGTGTTGGAAATCAGTTCTAATTCCAAAGGGGCCGAAAAAGCACTGGATAAATTATCAATTTCTTTACAAAAAATGTCCAATTCTTTAGGAGGCATGAATACGGCAAAATTCATGTACATTTCTAAAGGTATTAGAGAGATGTCCTCTTCGTTAGCTGGATTTTCGTCTAATGTGAAGTTAGCGGATTTTAACAGGGTATCTAATGGCTTGAATAAAATTGCCTCAATTGACGCTGCTGGAGTTCGTTCTACTGCAGTTGCCATGAACGGCCTGATGAAAAGCCTTAATAATTTGACTTTACTGAATTTTGACATTAAGGGAATAACCAATGTTGCGAATGGAATCGCAAAGCTTGGACGAGGAACAGTTACTCAGGCTGCAACTAATATCCCGGCATTGACGCAATCGTTAAAGAGGCTTGCGAACGGAATAAAGGGGTTAAAGATAGATTTCGATATTTCCGGCCTTGCCCAGCTCACAACAGCCATTCAGAAACTTGGAAGCAAATCAGCAACAAAAGCGGCGGAATCCAATATCATTGCTCTTGGAAATGCACTACGGGAAATGATGTCGGTTTTGTCGAAAGCCCCAGCCGTTAGCCAGAACGTAATTCAGATGACAAATGCGCTGGCGCAACTAGCCGCCGCAGGAGGGAGAGCCGGAACAGCCAGCAGATCACTAGTGGGAAGTTTTAGTACGATTCCATCGTCAACTAAAAAATCATCAAAAGGGTTTTCTGGTTTAGCTGGAGCGATTGGAAAGTTCTATGCCACATACTGGATTTTTCTTCGTGCTATGGGCGGGTTCAAAAAAGCAATCGACATTTCCTCTGACCTGACAGAGGTTCAGAACGTGGTGGATGTCACGTTCGGCGAGATGGCTGATACTATGAATGAGTTTGCAGACTCTGCATTACAAAATTACGGTATGTCGGAACTCATGGCAAAGCAGATCGCCAGCCGATTCCAGGCAATGGGCGTTTCTATGGGATTTGCTCAGGGAAAAATGTCTGAGATGTCCATTGAGCTTACCAAACTAACCGGAGATATGGCTTCGTTCTATAACGAGTCGCAGGAAAGTGTGGCAAAGGCTTTACAGTCTATCTTTACGGGAGAAACCGAACCTATGCGCCGCTTCGGTCTCGATTTATCCTTTGCAACCGTAGAAGCATGGGCGTTGGCAAATGGCCTTGAAGCTGATATGCAGAAGATGACGCAGGCAGAAAAGACCATGCTTCGTTATCAGTATGTTCTGGCAAATACTGGGGCAGCATCCGGGGATTTCCTCCGGACGATAAATTCCTGGCATAATCAGCTTGTACTTTTGGCAGGTGGCTTTCAGCAATTAGGTTCTATTGTCGGTGGTGTTCTCATTAACGCCTTTAAGCCCTTTATCCAAGCGTTAAACAACGTAATGGGAGCTGTCATTAACTTCGCACAGGTGGTTTCTGACGCGCTGGGAGCAATCTTCGGTTGGGAATATCAGACCGGAGGCGGTGTGGCACAAGACCTTGAAGCTGGTGCTGGAGCAGCACAGGACATTGAGGACGCAACTGGCGGTGCAGCCGATAATGCTAAAAAATTAAATAAGTATATCGCTGGTTGGCATGAAGTAAATAACATGACTTCCAATAAAGATTCCGGAGGTTCTGGTGGCGGTGGTGGAGCTGGTGGCGGAGGCCTTGCAGACGCTGATGGTGGTAAGTGGATACAAAAGGAATCCTTGTGGGAGAAATATACTAGCAGCATTGATTCCTTGTATGAGCTGGGAGATTATATCAGTGGTGTTCTCACGGACGCAATGAACTCCATTGACTGGAATAAGGTGTACGAAAGTGCAAGAAACTTCGGTTCGGGGCTGGCTTCGTTTTTGAATGGACTGATTACCCCAGAATTATTTGGGGCCACGGGGCAAACCATAGCAGGCGCGCTGAATACGGCTATTTATGCCGCCTTATCATTCGGAGAAACATTTGACTGGTCAAATTTTGGCGAATCTATTGCTTCTGGAATCAATAATTTCTTTGCTACGTTTGATTTTGCTTCATTAGCTGGAACGATTAATACCTGGTCAAAAGGTATTTTGGACGCAATTATATCCGGAATTAATACTGTAGATTGGAACTTAATAGGAACGCAGATTGGAACATTTCTACTGAAAATAGATTTCACTGAAATAGCCAGTAAAATTGGAAAAGCCATTTGGAAAGCTATTAATTCTGGGTTTAAACTATACGAAGGAATGTTTGAAACAGCTCCGTTAGAAACAGCATTGCTTACATTAGTTGGAGTTACAAAACTACTAAAATCCAATAACATCAAAAATTTTATTAAAGCTGTATCCGATGGAATTTCGACGACTATTAATTTTGGAAAAGCTTTATCTGGTAGTAGCGCAGCATTAGAGACTATTCGAGCGGTATCGCCAAAGGCAGCTAAAATGATAGACACATTAAGAGGCTCTTTGACTTACTTACAAGCTGGATTTGAAATAGGAGCGCCTATCAAAGGCTTTACAAGCGCGATAGATCACATTAGAACCAATTTAACAGGAATGGACAAACTGGTAATTGGAGCAGCCGCATCTTTTGGAGAGTTTTTTGTAGTTAAAGACTCTATGAAAGATTTGGCTACCGGAACTGGCGATGTATTAACTAATATTTTAGAGTTAGTTTCAAGCGCAGGTTTAGCCGGAGCTGCAATGTATACAGCTTTTGGTCCTGCTGGTGCAGCTTTCGCGGCAGTAACAGCATTAGCTGCAGCCTTAGCTGGATTATATGATGGCTTAACCGAGAATAAGGAATTAGAAAACTGGAAAAAAGATTTTTTAGACGGCTTAGAAGAAATAGATAAAAAAAGTGAAACAATAAAAAACTCGCTTTCAAATCTAAAAGCTGATTATGATGAAACCGGACTTGCTCAAGCTCAAATGGCCAAAGACATGGCTCAAAAATACGAAGAACTTTATAATAAACTAAATCCAACAGCAGAAGAAGTTGCTAAAATGAAGCAATATAGTTCTGATTTAGTTAATATGTATCCAGAACTGGAACAGTATTTTAATAGTGAAACAGGATTGTTGGAAACCAACCGAGATGAGATCCAAAAAACTATTGATAAACAACTTGAGTTAGTTAAATCCAAAGCCGCATTATCAGCATTAGAAGAATCATATGTGCAACAAATGAAAGCATCCCAGAATTTAGCTAATGCTAAGGAAGAAGAGAAAACGGCATATGAGGAACTGAGAAAAGCACATGAAGAATATAGCGCCTACTTAGAATCACATCCAACTTATGCTCAAACAGGAACACAAGGGATTTTTGAAGGAGATATTTTTGGGGTTGAAGCAAAGAGGTTACAGGACGCTGTGGCAGAGATGGCAGAAGGAGTGGAAGCGGCTAAAAATACTGTATCAGAGGCTCAATCAGCATATGATGCAGCAGGGAAAAGCATCTCTAATTTTGCTGAGCTGTACGAGCAGTCTGCTCAAAAAGCATCTGTAGCATCAGAAAATGTGAAGAAAATTTTTGATGATGTCAAATCCGGAGTAGAAGTATCAGCACCTGTACTCAAAGCGGCTTTTAGTGCAATTGGAATAGAACTTCCAAACGAAATAATCAGTAGTTTTTCTGGTAAAAGTTCTGAGTTGAGACAGAAAACCATAGATCTACTGTCCAATCTTTCCCAAGGAAAAGAACTCTCATCGGAACAATTATTACAAGCCTTTTCTTCTTTAGGAATAGAAGTTCCGGATGCTATGATAAATTCGTTATCTGAAAAAAATTCTGATGTACAAAAAGCCGCAATCAGTTTGCTAGGGCAAATTTCAGCAGCATCAGATTCAGAGAGGGAGCCTCTTATGAAAGAATTCAATAGCTTAGGTGTTGGAGTAATAGATGAAGGAATTGTAGCATCCATGAATTCGGTTGATAATCAAAACAGAGCAAAAACTTCTGTGAAGGGATTATTTACTGAAATAAAAAACACTGTGATTGGGGAACGTGAACCGCTCAAGGAAGAAGGAAGAGAAGATGGTAAGCAACTAGTAGAAGGAACTAATAGTGGAATCCGCGATAACCAGGGAAGTACAAAAGGGGTTATTGGCACTTGGGTATCTAATATCACTGGCTGGTTTACCGACTTTTTAGGGATTGCTTCTCCGTCTAAGGTATTCCGCAGCTTTGGCGGATACACCGTTGAAGGATTTAACAAAGGGCTTGAAAACGAAATGAGTTCTACTTATGCTTTAGTAGAGCAATGGTCTAATGGAATTGAAAATGGTTTTAATGTACAGGTTCCACAACTGAATTTAGATGTTCCTAAGCCTGATTTTGCCCCAAACTCTCAAAATTTCGATAAGCTTAAATCAACCATGCAAATGGAGATGGATGCAAAGATGGCAGAGTACAGTTATGGCATTCGGCAGCAGAATAAGCTCCTTCAGGAGCAGAATGAGCTTCTTAGAGGAATTTATAATAAACCTGTTTTATCCGACGATGATGTTTTTAATGCCACCCGCCGGGGACAGAATCGGTTCGCCAAAAGGACATTCAAGACTGGCTGGGCTGGAATTGATTAAGTGACATTTGACAAACCGGTCAAAGGTGTGCTATCATCTATCCACAACTTAATGATAGCAAAAGCGCATTGGAGCTAGGAAGCCCTGGAAAACACAGCTAGTCGGTTGGATTATTGAATCCGTAAAGTAGGCCGACCCGGGAGCTTTACTAGCTCCTTTTTGCATTTTTTAGGGAATATTCCTTCGGGATTTCCGAATAGATGTGCGACTCATAGCCGGGTATGCTCCGGCGGCACTTCAAATCATCGGGCGGCCAGCGAAATGTTGACCGCCTCTTTTTTCTGCTTTCAAGCCCCTCATCACTGGCTTTTTATCGAAAACTGTGATATGGTAGAGGAAAATAAAATAAGGGGGCATACCTATGAGAAAAACAAAGATTTTATTGTCAGTTGCTATTATGGCTTTGTCGTTATCGTCAACAGTGTTCGCAGGCGAATGGAAGCAAGAGTCTGATGGGCGGTGGTGGTATCAGAACGATGGCGGCGGATACCCAGCAAATCAATGGCAGGAAATAGGCGGAAAGCAGTATTACTTTGCCGCAGATGGATATATGCTGGCTAACACCACTGCGCCGGACGGAAGCCGGGTGGGAGCAGATGGAACAAAAGTTGAGACTGTCAGCCGCTCTCATATTACTTACAGCGCAGATTCAGTGACACAGGCTTTAACAGTATCGGACTGGATTTATGGTTCTTACAGCTCTACATACCACATTTTTGAGATTACAAATAATTCTCCGCACACAATTACTTTAAATATTAATGAAACTGCGAAGGATCATGTAGGAAACGTTGTGGGAGCCGAGACAAACTCAGAGCAAGACATTCCATCCGGACATACTATTTTTGTTAAAAATTATTTTTTAGATGCGCCATCAGTGGCAGAGTTTGAAACCACCTTTCAAACAAAAATAGATGATTTTTACATTCCAGTCGCTCAAAATTTAGCTATTGAAACAACTCGTGGAAATAAAAAAGCCATCGTAAAGGTTACTAATAATGGTGCAGTCACGGCTGAGTTTCCGTATGTGACAGCAGTATTCTTCAAAGATGGAGAAATATCTTATGTAGACAGCACATATATATGTGATGCTGATGCAGAACTTAAAGCCGGCGCTTCTTTAACAGAAGAATTAAATAGTTACGGCGCGTATGATGAGGTAAAAGTACATCTTACCGCACAGAGAGATAAATATTCTAATTAAATAAAAGGGGAACATAAAAATGAAACAGAAATTAAGCAAAACATTGTTGATATCCTTTATTTTGGGAGTTGCATATATGCTTTACTCTCTCACCTATTGGGGCGGAGCTACATCCGGTACAGCTGACGCAGCAGAACAAATTGGAGCTGGAATAGCAACCGTAGTAGTCATGCCACATCTTATCTGTACTGCGCTAGCTGTTATCTTTAACGGCCTTGGATTGTTTATGCGTAAACGTGGATTTGCTTTAACTGGAGCTATCCTCTATACAGTGGCACTGGTTCTCTTCCCGGTATATTTCATGTTCGTAATTGTGGAAATGATTCTTTCCTATATTGGATTTGCAAAAATGAAAAAAGTGGAGTGATTTATGAGTTTTACAAAAAAATATTATTTAGGACTTGCTATTATCGCTATTGTCGGATTTATTGGATATCAGATTTTTCAAAGTAGCCACCGCCCAAGCGATGTTAATGAAGATTTATATAATGATACAGTGGCAGTTGTCAATATTTTAGATAACTATCTTGAAGGAACGTATGACATATCAGAAGCCGCGTCGCGTTTGGAAAGGATTGATTACGAGAGCCATGCGAACGAAGAAAATCCGTCCGAAAATCTTATAAGAACGCGAATTTGGAGCTTAATGTTGCTTTTTGAAAATAGTAGCGACAGCGAAATAAAGGAATATCGAGACGATTTGGCAAAAGATATTAATTATAAGAAATAAGGTTAAGCCGGGGAGAAATCCTCGGCTTGTTTATTTTGGGCATTGACAAGTTACTCGTAACATTGTATAATGTAACTCGTAACAAGGAGGTGATTATTATAGCACCCGAAAGTAGAGCCGATTACATGAAGGAAAGAAGAAAAAAAACAAGGAATTTCAGTGTTGAGCTTGACAGAGATAAATTTGATAAGCTTGAAAAAAAACTTTCCGAAAAAGGTGTCACAAAGAAACAGTGGTTTAGCGAAAAGGTTGATGAAGAAATCGGCGAATAAAAAAGAGGGGCAGACTTACCGCTACCAACGAATTAGTCTGCTCCGCACACCAGAAGTCTCCTTCTGATAAATCTATCATATCATGTTGGAGACTTCTTTTCAAGATTTTTTGAAAGGAGTTTTTTTTATTTTATGCAGGAACCTAAAGTTGTAGAATATAACAATATTCGTGTACTTACCACACAACAGCTTGCAGAAGCTTATGTCACTAGTACAGATACTATTACAAAAAATTTTAATCGAAATAAGCAGAGGTATACAGAGGGAAAGCACTATATCGCGTTAGAAGGTGCGGAAAAGAATATTTTTTTAGACCAAGGACAATTTGACCGTGGTTTAAAAAACGCGAAAATTCTCTATCTCTGGACTGAGAAAGGAACGTTTCTTCATGCAAAATCTCTTAACACCGATAAGGCATGGGAAGTTTATGATAATCTTGTAGAAAACTATTTCCACACAAGAGAAATCCAGATAGCGATTCAAGAACTTCCGCCAGAAATGCAGATGTTTAAACAGTTATGGGATATGCAGGCTAATACATATTTGGAGCAGAAACGCCTTGCCGCAGAGCAGGAGCGACAGGGTAAGCAGATTGAGACGTTGGTAGATACATTCCAGGATAAAATCAGCCAGGAAAGTTTTCAGAACTGGGCAAACAAGTGCATTACCAAAATTGCTGAAAGCCCTAATTTTGATAAGGGATGCGGCAGAAACAGCAATCATGCTTTTGCGCGGACAGAAAGCTATGAACGGCTCAAGAGCAAATGGAAATGCAATCTGGACGACCGAGTGGCCCGGGCGCGGGGCCGGGCGATAGAGCGGAATCCAGGAATTACCAAGGCAGAGCTTAACTCGATCAATAAGCTGACTGTTATTTCTTCAGATAAGAGCTTACGGCCAGTATATGAAACCGTGTTGAAGGAAATGATGATCGCTTATTGCGTAATGTAAAATACTGAGAATAGATAAAAAGAAACGAGGTACGAATGATGGAAAATAAGAATACATTAGCAAGTGAGACAATCGCAGACTTAACGAAGCAGCTGGTTTTAATTGATGGAAAGTTGGAGCACCTGTATGAAGAAGTGGAACGGATACGGTCCATGTTCCGGGCCGTACACTATGCGACCATTGAGGGAGGAATTTCTGACTCTGAGGCAGATACAGCTATGAACGGAATCGGCTCCATGCTGAGCGTATTGCTGGATAACATGCAGGAAACAATGGGGATTAGCAGTAACTTCATTCAGGAGGTGATTCGATGACTAAAAAATTTGTTAATAAAAAGTTATTAGAAATCGGATTCCCGGCTAAATACTGCGGCTTCAAATATATCTCTAGTGCAATCATGATATTAGATGGCAGATCCGATTCGGATGTAAAAATGACATGGATGTACTATGTAATTGCGAAAGAGTACAATACAACTCCTGGGGCAGTAGAGCGTGGTATACGGTATTCGCTTCAGGCAGTCAGAACCAATATGATAAATCCAGACAAGATAGAGCACTACATTGGACTGGAAAATCCACAGAACCAAACTTCCTTGTTCCGGCTGTATATGGTTCTGAAGGATGAGTATGAATCCTCACAGATGATTAGCGAAAACAGCCCACAGATACGAGAATTTATTATCAAACTGGCAGAACAATTCGGAGTAAAAATCGCTGTCCTGAACTAGGAAAATGTGATATAATATAACCAGAAACGCACTTACAGAAGAAATGCCGGAAGTTGGCACTACCTGTAGGTGCGTTTTCTTTATGCAGCGGACTAGCCCGACGGGGCAAAAAGCAGAACTACGACTGCCTGTTCGCTGTAAACTATAATCGTAGGTTTCCTTAATCGTAGGAGGAGTTTATTATGACAATCGAAAAATCAAGAAAAATTGCAACTGATAAACAAATAGCATATGCAAACGCTATGGCAGATACACTTGGAATTGAAATTTCATTTTCTAAAGGAAGTAGCTTTTATGATGTAACAAAATTTTTGAGAGAAAATGAAACAGCCTACCTTAATAACAAAAACCGAAAAGCCAGTATAAGGCAACTTGATTTTGCAAATGCAATAGCCAACACATGTGGAATATCTCTTCATTTCGACAAAAATGATTCGATGGAAACGGTAAATAATTTTATTCATACATATAAAAGCGAGTATGAAAACATAATGTGGAGAAAGGAAATTGAGTCTCGACAAAATGATTATGAATTTACCATCACAAGCGGAGATTTAACAACTGAAGGAATGTTATTTATTTGTGATAACTTGTTTAAGAAGTCTGGTTTGTATTCGTTTGTTGGAGAAAGTGAAGAAATCATCTATATAGGCAAGTCTTGTAATTTGGCAGAAAGAATACCATCTTCATATAGAGAAAGAAGAGATAGTTCAAATATAAGAAAAATAATGTACTATCTTGATAATAATATGGCAAATGTAAATGTCCTTGAAATCTTATTAATATGTGAAAACAATCCGTTATTAAATGGAGAAAGCAAAACGGATGATTCACCAACAATGTTTAATAGTGGGATAAATATAATTCGTGATTTTCATGAAATCCCAAATTGCATTTCAGCATAAATATTGAGAGGTGAATGATTATGAGAAAAAGTGATAATATAAAAGAGATTGTTGTTTCAAAAAACAGAGATTTTAAAGGCATTTGGGTTCCAAAAAAATTATATTTATCAGGGCTGTTTTCTCCTAATGAAAAGTTTATTCTTATAGAAATTTATAGTTTGTCCAAAAATAATAAATGTTATGCTACTAATAAACATTTTGCAAATTTTGTTGGACTAAGAGAAAATACCGTTCAGAAGATGATGCTTGAATTTGAAAGAGCTGGATATATAAAAAGAATTTTTGAGTATAAGGAAGATAGCAAAGAAATTAAAGAAAGAATAATTGTTATTACTCAAAAATTCCTTGATGAATTTGTAAATGAAAAATCAAATGATGAAAAAGAAGAACCCTATGGAAAAAAATCAATAGGGGGTATGGAAAAAAATCCAGAGGGGGATGGATTTAAAGTCGGAGATAAGTATAACAATATAAGTGATACATATTTAAGTGATCCATTATATTCTCCTACGGAGTTAAATTCTTTTTCTAAAGAAAAAGAGACTTCCCCTTCGGGGTTAAATTCTTCTATTTCTAAAAGAAATAAGAAGGCTGAGCCAGATAAATGGATAGCTACTAAAACTCATATTGAGATTTGCATGGAACGCAATGGATACAGCAAGGAAGCATTCGAGACAGCTGAAGCCATTGAGATTGTAAAGACCTATTATGAGAAATACAGGGAAGTGATAGGGCAGCCGCATCCCCGGCTGAACGATAAAACCATGATGTATGTAATCGAGCAGTATCTAAACGGGTTCGGCGATGGCGAGACCAGCGTGCAGACATATCGGGATCTGATTGACTTCCATTTCTCCACAGAGTACCGGGAGAATATAGACTGGACAATTCAGCATTTTATGAGCGGTGATATCCGGAAGACTCTGCTTTGCCATAACATGTTATAAAAAAAGTGAGTTCCGATGACTACCTAAAATGTGATATGATAGTACAGTAGAAGATTGTTTAAAGAAGCGCTTGCCTTGTGGTAGGTGCTTTTTATTATCGGCTGAAAAACAGCTGCTGACCTCAAATAATTAGGAGGTGGATTTAAAATGTTTGGATTTGAAGGATGGCTCCTGAAAGTGAATGGAGTCGAGCTTCCAACAAAATATATCCGGGCAGACACTTATACAGTTACCCCGGATCAGGAAACTGACCTTGATGACTATACAGATAATGACGGAATTTTCCATCGCAACATACTGCCGGCGAAAGCTACAAAGATCGAGTTCAACCTCATTCCATTGAGGCTGGCTCAACTGCAGAAAATATTCGAGATTATTCCTCTGGAAGACAATGAAGTACAGATTGAGTATTGGAATCCACGCAAGTTCGCTTATCAATCTGGGCGAGCTTATGTACCGGATGTTTCTTTTGAGCCTTATATGGTTTACAGGGAAATAAAGGATATTCTGTACAACGAGATACGAATTGCATTTATTGAATACGGGGAGGTGCGGTAGATGCTTTCAATTCCCCAGGATATTAAGGCCCTGTTTCATAGCGACTCGGCGCGTAAAAAATTCAAGCTGACGTTTTATGAAGATAATTATGACAGCCTCTATCCATCAGAGATGCTTTTTCCGGAGGATAGTCTTTATCCGTCAGAACATGGAGAACCGTGGCTGATTATTGAAAATGACCGGATTGTTTCCGAATCATTGAAAATTTCCGAGGCTCTGTGTTCTGAGCAAGACTTGACCTTTGGAGCCTGCGAAAGCTCAGAGTGCCAGATTACAGTAGCTGATGTGATAGAGGATCTTACCGGCAAGGAATTTGTATTATCAGCGGAAATAGGCGGTTATAACATGGCCTTGGGAATTTATACGGTTAAGTCCTTTAAAAGGCAATCTGACAGGCGTAAACGCCTTATTACGGCCTATGACAGGATGGAGCGATTCAATACAGATGTATCTGTCTGGTATGAGAGTTTATCTTTCCCGATTACTGTAAAGGCTATGCGTGATTCGCTTTGCCAGTATATTGGAATCGAGCAGGAGAATACAGAGCTGTTATTGGATTCTCTGAGTATCAGCAAAACAATACAGACTGAGCAGATATCAGGGCTTGATATTTTAAAGGCTGTCTGCGAAATCAATGGGGTATTTGGTCACATTAGCCGTTCCGGGAAAATGCAATACATTCAGTTGCAGCAGACAGGGCTTTATCCGTCAGAGACACTATTTCCCGATGATAATCTTTTTCCCAGCGAGCTTGATAGGCCATATGAAACCATTACCACATACAAACAGCCTGCCAGATATGAAGATTATGTGGTAAATGGAATTGACAGCTTAACAATTCGGGCGGAAAAAGGAGATATAGGAGCGAATGTCGGAAGCGGAATGAATCCATATGCCATTGAAGGGAATTTCCTTGTATATGGGAAATCATCGCAGGAGCTTTTGAATATTGCTCAATCCTTGCTTCCACGAATTAAAGGGCGTATTTATAGGCCGGTGTCAGTTGATTGCAACTGTATGCCGTGGTTAGAGGTAGGAGATGCCATACGTCTTATTACTAGGGATGACTTAATTGAGAGTTTTATTATGCGCCGTACGATATCAGGCTGCCAAGCTATGAGAGATAGACTGGAATCCACCGGAAGCCAAAATAGGGAAGAAGAATTCTCGATTCAAAAGCAGATTATCCAACTGGAAGGAAAGACAGCTATCATTTCCAAGAATGTAGAGGAAGTGTATGTGGAAGTCTCAAATCTGAAGGAGGATACGAATTCAAAAATTAGTGTTATGGCGGATCAGATTACCGCAGAAGTCAATCGCGCTACAGAAGCGGAAGGGAAGTTATCTGCCAGCATCAAGGCAAATGCTGAAAAAATTGAATTAAAGGTATCAGCCGGTGACGTTTCCAGCCAGATATCCCTAGAAAAAGATGCTGTCACGATACGAAGCAACCGATTGTCTTGGCAGTCCGATAAATCGTCAATGACTGCGAATGGACTGCTTACCTGCGAGAATATCAAGGCCACGAATGGCACTTTCTCTGGTACGATTACCGGCTCTAACATCACTGGCGGCACGATAACAGGAACCACGATTGAGGGTAATACCATCACTGGTGGTACAATTTCCGGAACCACAATTACTGGTGGCACAATTATAGGAAGTGAAATTAGAGCCAAAAGTATAGAGGCAATTGGTACTGTAGCGGTTAAGGTGTTTTCGGCTGAAAGGATTGATTGTGAAGGGTCAATGGATGCCCATACAGTAAATGTCGATTATTTACGATATGGCATGGCTACACAAGGGTCTGATAGACGATTAAAAGAAAACATAAAAACAATTAGCCAGGCTGATTCTATAAAACTCATTGAAAGCCTAAACCCGGTCTGTTATCACTTTAGAGATGATGGAAACCCAGGCATAGGATTTATAGCTCAGGAAGTAGAAGAAGTTGAGCGTTCTTTAAATCTCGATTGGAAATTATACGAAGTAGGAAAGGATGGATTTTACAGTATCCCCTATCTGCATTTTATCCCAATCCTTACATCCGGTATTCAGGCACTTGAAAAAGAGGTAAAGAAACTGGAGGAGAACGATGCTTGATTTTCCGGAAAATATAAAAGAATTATTGAAAAAGAGTGATACGCATAAGAAATTTCGACTATTGTTTAAGGGATTTACGATTGAAAATGACAGAATCATATCGGAATCTCTGCAACTAAAGCAGAGCTTGTTTTCTGGGGATGATTTAGTGTTTGGAGCCTGCGAAAGCTCCGAATTGCAAATTGCAGTAGTAAATGTCTTAGAGAATATTTCTGGTAAAGAATTTTCCCTGTCATTCTTTGTTGAGAACTACGAAATTCCTTTAGGAAAATATACCGTACAATCCGTAAAGCGCGAATCGGATAGACGAAGACTGAAAATCATAGCTTATGACCGGATGCAGTGGTTCAAAAAAGATGTTTCGGAATGGTATCAAGGTCTCTCATTCCCCATGACACTAAAGATGTTTCGGAACTCGTTCTGCCAATACATTGGAATTGAGCAGGAAGAATCGCATCTGCTGCTTGATTCGATGGAGATAAAAAAGAATATTGATCCGAGTAAAATTTCAGGAATTGAAGTATTACGTGCTATCTGCGAAATCAATGGATGCTTTGCTAGCATTAACTATGACGGAAAAGTCAAGTACATTCGTCTGCCTCATACAGGATTGTACCCTTCAGAATCGCTATATCCAGAGGAAAACTTATATCCAAGCGAACTGGGCACTGCCGGTTCTTCGGTAGAACGCATTTTTACTTATAAGCAGCCAATGACTTACGAAGATTATCTGGTTGAAAGTATCACAGGTGTATCTATTTATTCTGAAGATGGAACACTGGGGGCTAGTGTAGGCAAAGAATATAATACTTATATAATTCAAGGTAATTTTTTGACTTACGGGAAGACTCCTGTAGAATTGCTGAATATAGCAAATTCATTGTTTCCGCTGTTGAACAGGAGAGCTTATAGAACTGTAAACGTAGACTGCCAGTTTATGCCGTGGCTTGAGATAGGAGATCCGATACAGATTTTCGCACGCGACGATGTGGTAGAAACCTATATAATCAATCGCACTATAACCGGATGCCAAGTCATGAGAGATAGGATAAGTTCTTCCGGTAATAAAGTAAGAGAAAACAAAAATTCCCTGCATGAGAAGCTAATACAATCGGAGCATAAAATGGTTTCTGCCAATATGACTGCCGAAAAGGTATACGTTGTACTGGAAGATTTCAAACAAGATACTATGGCAAAGTTAGAAGTCACTGACAAATCTATTACCGCAGAAATCAATCGCGCTACAGAAGCGGAAGGGGTTCTTTCCTCCCTTATTGCTGTTAATGCTGAAGAAATAGAGTTAAAAGTGAGTAAGGGGCAAATATCCTCTGTTATTTCTCAAGAGAGCGGCGGTATACATTTTTCCAGTAACCGTTTTTCGTGGCAATCAGACAGATCTTCTCTTGCGGCAGATGGAACCTTGACTTGCGATGGAATACAGGCAAAAAATGGAAGCTTTGCTGGAACTATAAACGGAAGTAGGATCAACGGTTCCACCATATCAGGAACCACCATATCGGGAACTACGATTACTGGAGCTGAGATTGAATCTCCTAATATTAGTGGCGGAACTTTAACAGATGTGGATTTACGGTCCGCGAATTTAAAAAGTGCAGATTCATTTCGTGTGACTTATTTGACTCCAGGAGCAATTAGCTGCGGTGATGCTAAAGCGGCAGAGTCTGATTTCACTATCGTCATATGGAAATACTATTTTGGAAAGTCAGACAAACGGCTTAAAACCAATATCATTCCTTTAAGGGAAGAAACTGGGCTATCAGTAATACGTGAACTGAATCCGGTTTCTTTTCTGTGGCGGAAATTTAATAGTCCAGCCTTAGGATTTATAGCTCAGGAAGTCAAAGAAGTCGCGGATAAACACAATTTATCGGAGTATTGTTACTGTAAAAATAAAGATGGATATTATTCTATCCCATATCAGAACTATATTGGAATAATGGTATCTGCTATTCAAAATTTAAAACAAAGAATAGATGCTCTAAAGGAGAACAAACATGAAAGTATTGACATATGAATATGAGAAAATGGCTAAAGCCGGGCAACTGCTGAATTCTTTGGTGGTGTCTGGCTCTTCTAATTTTCGGGCATTGGCAGAAATTGCAGATATTTTAGATTCCGGAAAACCGGGCGAAATTTTTAAAAAGGAGGAAAAATCAGATGGCATACACGAACAAGAAATATGCGAGAATTAATTGGCAAAATCTTCCAGCTATGACAACAGCTTTGGGAGCCACAAACATGAATCATATGGATGTGTTCTTGAATGAGGTGGATAATGCCCTCATTGAAATGGAAGCTGCGAAGCTGAATATTGCCACAGCGAACTCCATGATTGCCGGTATTACGTTTGACAAAGATAAGGGCCTGATGACTGTGCGAGAGTTAAACGGAACCACATACACCTACGACTGGAACGTGGAGAAAATCCCGGTATCGTTCTCCCTGTCAGAAGATGGTATTTTGACTATGACCACACAGGATGGAACTCAATTTACAGCCAATATTGCTGATTTGATTAAAGACTATGTGTTCGATGATTCCGACACGATTGCATTCACAAAAGAATTCCGGACTGAGGATGATGCCTATCATATTGGCGCGTCGGTCAAAAATGGAAGCATCAAAGCAGAACATCTGGACCCGGACTATAGGGCGGACATTCAGAATTTTAGTAATGTAGCTCAGACTGCAGCCAATGACTCCTTATCTTATTCAAAGGCTTCAAAACGTTGGGCAGTAGGGGATCAGGCTTATGAAGGAAGTGATATTGATAATTCAAAATACTATAAAGAACAGGCAGAAAATGCTCGGGATGCGGCAGAAAAAGCCAGAGATGAAGCGCAGGCCGCTACGGGGGCAGTTATCATGGCTCCTGGGGTTTTGGGCGTTGGTAAACCAGATAATACAACAATAAAAGTAACAGAAGATGGAACTATGAGTGTTCCAAAAGCTACATCGGATTCGTATGGACTTGTAAAGCCAGATAACACTACTATTGGTCAAGAAGATGGAGTGATTCGTTTGATTGCGAAAGCGACATCATTGCCAGTGACAGATACACAAGGGTTTGTAGGAGATAAAAATTCTGAAACTAATGTTCAGTTGCTGATTGATGCTATTGCAGATAAAATGGTAAAGCAGTTAGTCAGCAATTCTTCTCTGACTCAAACTCTGGCGAATTATATGACAACAGCCATGATGTCCGGAGAACAAATCAATGTCGGGAACAAGGTCCCGACATCGGCATTGGCGTTCGCGATGAATCAGGCTATTACGCAGAATAAAAATGCTATTACTCAGTTAAATAGCGAGATAATTCAAAGTTCTGGCTCCGCACCGGCTATAAAAGGAAACACTTGCACTATCACAACAATAAAAATTAAGGCAGGACATCGTTATATTATACTCGGAAAAGCTGCAACAAACGCGGGCAATTCATCTATTATGAGTTGCAAAATACAAGTGGATAGTGGAATTGCAAAAACTACAGGCGGCTCAGATACAAGAACAACTATGGAATCCGGAGGCGGATGCGTTAATTGGATGTACGCAGAACCACAAACAGACTCTGTTATTGCATTACGCGGCTATGGCTATGCAAATATCGAATACAACTATGAAGGAATCCTTTTGGGCCTACAATTGAGGTAGCATTGATAACTAAATAGCGAGCTGGAAATAAAATTCCTGGACGTTCCCTGCCAGGAAGGAAAAACAAAGACAGATGCATTAAATGCATACGACAATATCATAACTGGTATGGCATCATTGTCAAACAATGATTATATTGTCGGGCATATATTGATTAATGATAGTCTAATTATCAATTCAACAGCCGCACATACCGTAAGGGTATATTACATCAACATCCCCAAGGGATAACCACCAGCCAGAATCTGAAATAGCAATTTAACTAAGCAGATCTTACAAACAGAGCGGGGCCGTATAACAAGGCCTTCCCCTTTGGCGCCGCTCTCTGTGGTTGTGGCATGGGCCACTTTGCCCATATTGTTAAGGCCTTTACTATATACACGATTGTTTTACGAAAAATATGACAAAAAAAATTTAAAAAGTGATAAAATAAAAGAGGATACCACTTGGTTTGGCGGCCTCTGGTATCCTCTAAGGTCGATGCACTCACAGGGGGTACATCTGTATTTAGTATACACTAAAATCCTCTTGTGTGCAAATAAATTTCACAAGGGGATTCTTATGTTAGAACAAGTTTTACTTCAGGTGTGCCAGGAAATGGCTACATGCCTTGATGAACAACAGCTTAAAAAGTTGGAAAATGTACTGTTTATCAATTTTCAGGGAAAGAAAATTGAAAATGAGAGCTATGAATTGGTAGAAACAGGAACTGATAATGACATGCACAAAATAAAGCTGTTCTGCGCGTCCAAAAAGGTTTCTGGTAGACAGAGGAGTACACTGGAACAGTATGTACGGGAAATCAAGAAATGCCGTGATACTCTGAATAAAAGATTTGAAGATATTACTACGATGGATTTGAGATGGTACTTCGGAATCTTACAGGAAAGAGATCACAATAGTCTTGTTACAGTAAGAGGGAAGAAACGATATCTGAACAGCTTTTGGACATTTCTGCAGCAAGAGGGGATGGTCAAAAGCAATCCAGTGGCAAGAATTGAAACCATAAAAGTTGAAAGTACTATAAAGAAAGCATTTTCTGCACAAGAACTAGAAGCGATGCGAGAATCCTGTGATAATCCTAGAGATAGGGCATTAATAGAATTTTTATATGCCACTGGATTGAGGGTATCAGAATTGTGTAGTTTGAATGTTGGCGACTTAGATTTGTATAAACAGCAGTTCGACGTCATGGGAAAGGGAAGAAAAGAACGAACAGTTTATATTTCGGATACTGCTTGCTTTCATATGTATAGATATCTGAAGTGGCGTATGAAAAAAGAAAGTCTGACATTAGACGAGTTAGCGAACCGACCATTATTTGTCAATATGAAAGCCCCGTATAATAGAATAACGATTGCTGGGGTGCAATATATCGTTAAGAAAGTTGGGAAAGTGGCGGAGGTTGGAAACGTACATCCGCACCGTTTTCGCCGAACATATGCAACAGACCTGCTTAACCGTGGGATGCGGTTAGAAGAAGTAATGGTATTAATGGGACACAGCAAAGTGGAAACTACGTTGATCTACTGTAATATCAAACAAGATAGTGTTAGGGAGTCTTATAGGAGATTTGCGGCTTAATAAACGGAAAATATTTATTTTTTGACCGGCTTTTTAGGCGGTCTTTTTGGCGTACAAAAAAATAACAGAGAACTGATAAGGCTGAAAATGATGACCGAACTGCAAGGAAATACAGTAAGAAAATGGTGGTTAAATTGCTATTACTCTATATTTCTGGATACGTCAAAGACAAGATAACCTTTATCAGCTCCGTTAACCCGGAATTGCAGATAATTTTGGCTATTATTCAGCTTTCCAATCCACAATCCAACTTCCTGGCCTGCTGAGTTCGCCACCGCTTTTACTGCTCGCTATTTTACCTAAATTTGTAACAGTTAAATTCCATTGTGCCAGCATGGGTATTTTTGATTGATACAGCGATATCCGGTTCTTTTGAAAATGAAAAAGTTGCATTATTTTTGATAGCGGATTCGGCAAATAACGGCTGTACATAAGCGTCATCAGTGTATTCTGTAATTTTGCATAATAGCAGTCCTGTCATGGGGAGATTTCCATTCTGGAAGGCAAAAAACAGATACATGCCATATCCCGGCAGCGCGATTTTTGTTGTTGCCCCATTGCCAACAATACTAAAACTTCCAATGTATTTGAATAGGCCCAGCTCGCTATTTTACGGCTTTGGCTTGTAATAAACCTTAAAGGATACTTCTTTTGAGTAAAGGGTAGTATCATCCCAATTTTTGCACCTTAGCCACCATTCATGAGTGGCGTTAGAGTAATAAGGTATAGCGTAGTAGTCATTTTTTTCGGATTTACATCCGAGGATTTGATAATCTGCAGATAGCGTAGTTTCAATATTTCCTCTTTCATTTGTTGTACCAGAAATTAACAGCTCGCTATTTAATTGTTTTAAAATCAAAAGCACCCAGACAAGAAACCCTTGAATGAGTGCTTTTCAACCATAATCAATATGGTTTTCTCACAAGAACTATTATATCACATTATATAATTTTCGGAAAGGAGTTTAGCATGGGAAGAGATATTACGAAATGCCATCCGCAATTACAGGAGGCATTCAAACAATTAGCCGCAAAATGCAACGCTCAGGGTCTTACCATCGGACTGGGAGAGTGTTTCCGAACCGTGGCGGAACAGGATGCGCTGTATGCTCAGGGCAGAACAAAGCCAGGAAGTATTGTAACCAACGCAAAGGGATCCAGTTATTCTTCGCAGCATCAGTGGGGAATCGCCTTTGACTTTTACAGAAATGATGGCAAGGGAGCCTATAACGAGTCAGGAGATTTCTTCCGGCGCGTTGGCCAGATTGCGAAGTCAATAGGAATGGGATGGGGTGGAGATTGGACGAGCATCGTTGACAAACCCCACATCTATCTGCCGAACTGGGGCAGCGGGACAGGTGTTTTAAAACAGCATTATGGGACGTTCGAGAAGTTTCGGCAGACGTGGGCAGTTGAAAAGAAAGAGTATGTCTACCAGCCCATCAGCACCGGCGCGGCGCAGGTAGAGGTAACGGCTTCTTCTCTGGTTGTTCGTAATGCTCCTGGCGGTTCTGATGCAGGAGCCAGGTATCACAGAGGTGAGCGAGTAGCACCAACGGAGAAAGCCATGCACGACTCAGAACGATGGTTCCTGACGGAGAGGGGCTGGATCAGTGCCGACTACCTCCAGGGCTGGATTTTAGAAAACGGCCAATGGTGGTATTTACAGCCGGGTTATACTTATCCCTACGGAAAACTGCAAATTATTGAAAATAAATGCTACTGCTTTGATTTTAATGGATGGATGATAACTAATAACAGAATTAAAGAGGATGGTGAGGTTATTTGATTGTAAAAAGTGGCTAATAAAATAAAAAAGACGAATAATGTCGATTTATGGGGAAAGTTTTTGTTTTACAAATACTCGATAAAGTGGTAAAATTATACATGTTGTCATTTAAAAGTGTTGTTTTTTTGTGCAAAAGATACAATCCTATTCTTGGATAGCATTTATAAGAACATATGTTCTTGCGGCGATTGACATCCACAGCAAATAGAAGTATAATAAATGCAAACGTATGTTCTTTGGCTTTTAGGGAGGGCGTCATGGATTACAAGAAGATGATTATTGAGATGGTAGAGGAATACAGCGATTTAAAAAAGGAAGAACTTCTATATAGGATTATATCCATGCTAGAAATTCTTCCACTTGAAGAATGCAAAAGAATAAATGATTACTTGTCAGAATTATATTTTTGTTGACATATCAGTAACTGTTCTGCCAAAATACGTACAGCCTTCTTATGTCCACTATTAAGTTGGCTGTACATTTTGATAAGTTTAGCTTCGTCAATTCCTTGCTTCTCTGTTCTGTATTTAGCAAGTTCTTGAGCATTCCATTCTGTGAGATTTTCTGGGAGAACGCCAAGAGCATCAGATATTTTTTTTAACGTTTCAACATCAATTTTCTTTATGTTCCCAGATTCATATTTTTGAACGGTTGCTTCAGTGAGTTCAATCTTTCTTGCTAGATCTTTTAGAGTCATTTCTTTTTCTTTTCTATACTTCTTAATATTATTTCCGACTCTTTCGCAAAATTGTGCACTCATTATAACATCTCCTTTCCTTTAATGATAATATAATACTATCATAATATGATAAAAAAGTAAATATTTTTTTAAAAAAACTATCATGAGATGATTGACAAAACTCTCATATAGTGATATATTACTATCGTATCAAGAAAGTTACAGAAAGGAGAACCGAAATGAATTTATCAAAGCTTAAAGGAATTATCAGAGAAAAAGATAAAAACTATATACAGTGTGCAAATTCTATTGGGAAAAGCATTGCCTCTTTTAATTCTAAGATTAATGGGAAAACATCTTTCAATATCGAAGAGCTTAATGATCTTGGCGATTATCTGGGAATGACAGATGAGGAAAAAGTAGAAATTTTTTTGAGATAAAACTATCACAGTATGATAGTTTTGCAAAAAAGACGATAGAGATTATACAAGGAAGAAGTGATTAAGTGAACAAGTTATTTCCTGTTAAATATGACGATGCAGAAGAGCCGAGGGTATCTGCGAGAGATCTACATAAAGCGTTGGGAATCGAGAAGAGATTCAGCGCATGGTTTGAGACAAATAGCCAGGGATTTATTTGCGGAGAAGATTACTCCAACCCGTACCTAGAAGTACGGGTTCAAAAAGAAGGAACTAGAGATGTTCAGAGAGAAGTAGAGGACTATGATTTGTCAGTTGATATGGTGAAACACATCTGTCTTATGAGCCGAACGGAAAAAGGCAAGGAATGCCGTCAGTACCTTATTGATCTTGAAAAAGCGTGGAATACTCCGGAGCAGGTTTTTGCCAGAGCATTAAAGATGGCTGACAGGACGATTGAAAAGCTGAAAGGTAGCAATCAAAAACTTCTGGAAGAGGTCAACATTAAGAATCAGGTAATCGGTGAATTAAAGCCCAGAGCTGATTATACGGATAAGATTTTGAGAAATCCTGGTTTGGTAACAATCACTCAGATTGCTAAGGACTACGGGATGAGTGGGCAGGAAATGAACCGGAAGCTTCACGAATTGGGAATTCAGTTCAAACAAAGCGGGCAGTGGCTACTTTACAGTAAATACCACAGACTCGGATATACACATTCTGAAACAGTGGATATTACACGGTCCGATGGACGCCCAGATATCAATATGAACACCAAGTGGACGCAGAAAGGCCGATTGTTTCTTTACAATCGCCTGAAAGAAGAGAGCATTCTTCCATTAATAGAGCAGAAATGAAAAACGCCCCGGAGGTGCTGGCACACCAACCGGAGCAGTAACCAGTAAAAGCAGCCTTTACCAGTTACAGAGAGATATTATAACACATCTTCCTGTGATTGGCAAATGCAGGAGGATTTTTTATGCAAAAACAGGAACCGAAGACCTGGGATGAGGTTCAGCGACATTATGCGATGCTTCAGAAGGAATCGAAAAATTCCTTGGCATCTGAAGTTATTACCGATTTGGCGAAAAAGAACCGTATCAGGGCACTGATTATTGTTGGGCTTATTACCTTGATAATAATTCAGATGCACCAGAAAAGGAGGGTACTATGGAAAGTATCGGAGTGAAGGACCAGTGCAGCATTATGAACCATATTAACAATGTAGCACGCGGGATTTTAGATAAAAGAAGCAATGTATCAGAGGCTTGCGAGAAAGCAGTATTCTCTGACATTTATTATCAGGTCCTGAGAGAGGCCGGAGCCTACAGCATTGATTTGATTCAGCCAGATTATTTGTTTGCCATACATGAGATGCTCGATTGCTACCAGCTTCCGAAAGCTATTGAGACAGAATTGGAGAAATAAGGAGATAGATAAATGAGAAATACAGATAGAAGAAAGATTTGCGAGTTAGCACAAATGGCAAAGAACGGAATTGATTTAGTGGATCGCATGGAAGCGGTTGGCGGATTGGCGGCCATCACAGAGTATCTGCGGACTATCGGAGAGATTACGCAGGAAGAATATGATTCAACAAAAGAAAATCTGATGGCTTTAGACAGCGAAATCAGAGCTTTGGTTGGACTCAAGATGAGTGCGGGAGGTATCAGATGATTTTCGAAAATAATATTGTTTCTGTAACTGGAAGAATTGTGTCACTATTTGAATTTGACCATGAATTCGGTAAAGAGAAATTCTATACCGCAACCATTGCTGTTAAGCGTTTGAGCGGAAACACAGATAAAATTCCTTTATTAGTGTCCGAACGGTTATTGAATATGAAGCAGGATTATAAAACTAAAGCAGTAAAAGTGGTTGGAGAGTATAGATCTTACAATTACCATGAAAATGGCACAACTCGTCTATTACTAAGGATTTTTGTAAAAGAGATAGAATTGTCAGAAGATATTGCTGACTTCAATAAAGATAATCAGATTTATCTGGACGGATACATATGCAAGGAGGCCATTTACAGGAAGACGCCTCTAGGGCGTGAGATTGCGGATCTGCTTCTGGCAGTCAACAGGCCCTACGGAAAATCAGACTATATTCCCTGCATCGCATGGGGAAGAAACGCCCGCTACGCCTCCGGCTTTGCCGTAGGCTCCAGAGTGCGGGTGTGGGGACGCGTTCAGAGCAGAGAGTACACCAAAAAACTGAGCGAGACCCAGTGTGAAAAGAGGGTGGCTTACGAGGTTTCGATCCGCGAGACGGAGGTGATTGAAGATGAAAATTAGGCTTAAATCTCTTGCGCTAGAGAACTACAAGAAATTCGATAACGGATCTTTTGATTTTTTTAACCGGACGAAAATTTCTGGGAAGAACAGAGAAGGAAAAACAACCATTGAAAATGCATATATGGAGATTTTGACTGGAAAAGAGGTTGACGGCACACAGCCGGATGGAATTAGGCCTCATGACGAAGATGGAAAGGATTTAAACCGGTCGGATGTTATCCGGGAAGTGGTTCTGGACATTGATGGAAAAGAAACCACGATTCGAAAAAATACAAAGCAGAAATGGAGAAAACCACACGGGCAGACAGAAGAGGTTTTAGACGGAAATGCAGTTTCTTATGAGATTAATGGTTTTCCGTATGCTCCGAAGAAATTTGATGAGTACATGAAAGAACTAGTGGATCTGGAAATTCTGCTGATGTGCAGCAATCCAAACTCGTTTCTTTCTATATTAAAGAAATCTACGGCAGAGGCGAGAAAACTTCTGGAAAAATTGTCAGGATTTAGCCTGGAAGAATTTCTTGCAAGCAATCCGCAGTATTCTGCTGTATCAGACCTTACAAAAGGCCATTCAGTGGAAGATACCATGAAAAAACTGAGAAAACAGCTTTCCGACCAGAAAAAGAAACTGGAACAGAAAAATACAGAAATCAAATATGAACAGACAAGAGATTCCGACAGTCGGATTGAAATTTCTGATTTAGAGCTGGCAAAAGGTGAGCGGAAAGAAAAGCTGGCAGAAATTGACAAACAGGAACAGGCACTTGATGAATCAGTAAAGGCTTATGATTCTGCCAATGCCAATCTGTTTTCGATGAAAGCAGAACTGAATGGCATTATCAATAAGCTGAGCGCAGCTTTAAGGAACCGGAGAGCGGAGATTGATAATAAGATTTCTGAACTGAATGTACAGAATAGAGAGTATGCCAATTCTCTGAAAATGCTTCAAATGGACTTATCACATTCAGAGATGGCTATTGACCGACATATGAAAGAGCGGGATAAAGCCAGAGAAAATTGGAAGCAGTATTCTACAAAAAAGTTTGATGAAACCAAGCTGCATGAGATTGAAGCAGAGCAGTTTGATGAAGATTCTTTGATTTGTCCGGAATGCGGACAGCTTCGGCCAGAATCCCAGCAGAACAATCTCAGGGAAAAATTTGAGCAGAGTAAAACCAGGCGAATCAAGGCGCAGGAGAATGCCAGAGAATCATTCAATGAAGAACTTTCCAGAATGCTTGATTCCATTTTGGAATCCGGAAATAAGGCTTCTGAGGATTTGAAATCAGCAGAAAAAGCCAAGAAAGACGCTGAGCAGAAGATTTCAGAAGTAAGAAAACAGATTCTTGAAACGTCCGCTGAAATCGAAAAGTTGTGCGAAAAACTTGACAACCTTCCTAAAGAAGTAGATCTACTCGCCAATGATGAGTACAGGATTCTTTCACAGCAGATTAAGGAAAAGGAATTGAAGCTCGCCATGATGAATAATGAGGCAGCACAGCGCACAAAATTGAGACAGCGGAGAAATCAGTGCATGGAAGAACTTTACAAGCTGGAATCCCAGATTCAGAAAGCTATCACTGACGAAGAGCAGAAAGAGAGAAAGTTATCGGAACTCAAAGTGGAATTTGACCGTCAGAAACAGGCGGTTGCTGATATCGAACGTAATATTGATATTCTGAACCAGTTTTCCATTGAGAAAAATGCGGCACTGGCAGAAAAAATCAATCCTTTTATGGATGGGTTCGAGTTCAATTTCCTTACATACACGCTGGAAAAAAATCCGGTTGAATGTTGCCGGATTGTCAGAAACGGAACAGAATACGGAGATTTAAATTATTCTGACAGGCTTCTGGTTGAAACATCCATGATTCGCGGATTCCAGAAAATGAACAATCTGGACTTGCCGATTTGGATTGATAACAGCGAGAGTATCAATGATGACCGATTACCGGAACTTGATACGCAGATGATTGTGTTGAAAGTCGGAAATGGAACATTACGAGTAGAACCCTTTTAAAATAGGAAGCTTCCGGGTGAAATATCCCGGTATTAGTCTTATGACTACGGTATATTCAGATGCCGAAAAGTGAGGTTTATACAGCACTCACTAAAACCTATGTAAATCGAATATGGCAAATAAGAAAGATATGAGTAATTCACTTAAAATGGCACACCCCCTTTCTGTACCTGTATAGGGGATATATGAAATTATCGGGCACTGAACACCTTGAGGTTTCAGAAGCCTACGAATTTACATGGGTACTGAACAAAGGTGCAGACTTTTTGCACGATTAAAAGTTTCAGAAGCCTACGAATTTACATGGGTACTGAACTGAAGATTCGTCGATTCGCCCAGGGATTGAGTTTCAGAAGCCTACGAATTTACATGGGTACTGAACACTAGGCGGTCAACATTTCGCCGGCCGCCCGTTTCAGAAGCCTACGAATTTACAAGAGCGACGAAGAAATGTTGAAATAAAAAAGGAAAATGTAGACATGAATAAAAATAATGATAGAAAAACACAATGCATTATTACAAGAAAATTCACCCTTATACCAGAGGTTAGCGATAGAAAAGAATGGGTAAAAAGAGTTTTGAATTATGTAATTGAAGAATGTGACAAAAAAATTGAATATTTTGAGAAAAAGCAGTCTGGAACATCTCAAAATGTGAATGGGAAAATTAAAGAAAAAATCCAAGTTTTGCAGTTGAAAAAAGAATTGGCTAAGTCAGGAAAGCTTGAAATTGATAAGAAACTTGCTGTTGATTATACCTATGATACTGTAAGAAGGTCGATGAAATCAGAAGCGGCTCGTAAAAATTATATACTGTCCTGGGCTTTTTCTGAAATGAAAGGTAATGGGGTTTCTTACATGGAACCAAAAGAACGGAAGAAGTTTATCGAAGAGCTTTTAAAACCTGCATATCGTAAAAAGGGAAGCAAACTAGGAAGCCTTTTTGACGATACGGAAATCGAAAATATTTTAAAAAGTTATGGGGTTGCATTTTCAAAGTCATTTACTAAACAGTTAAGAAAAGATGTCGCGAACGGATTGCTGGATGGGGAAATTTCACTTAGGACATATAAATCCAATAGTCCATTTACAATCGCTAAAGAACATATAAGTTTGACCCATAATTACGAGACTTATGAAGAATTGCGCGAAAACATCGGAAAAAAAGATTGCAAGTTATATTTTAATTTTGGCGGAAATGGGATTCCTGCAACGCTCAGATTCTTGATTAACACTGGCACAGCTAAGAATAAGGATGAATTGAATACCACTTTATTAAAACTGTACTCAGGAGAATACGAACTCAGCGGAAGCAGTATTCAATTAGATAAGACGGGAAAGAAAATTATTCTTAACTTATCTATGATAATTCCGATGAAGTATCACGAACTTGACGAAAATACGGTGGTTGGAGTCGATTTAGGAGTTGCAATTCCGGCAGTATGTGCTTTGAACAATGACATGTATAAGCGAGAAGTGATGGGCAGCGCAGATGATTTCCTTCGAGTTAGAATGAAAATACAGGCGCAGAGAAGAAGATTGCAGAGCAGCTTGAAATACAATTCCGGAGGTCATGGGAGAAAGAAAAAGTTAAAAGCATTAGAACGATTAAGTAAATCAGAAATACATTTCGTAGAAACCTATAATCACATGGTGAGTCGAAGAGTTGTTGATTTCGCTATAAAAAATAATGCTAAGTATATCAATATAGAAAATCTTAAAGGGTACAATACAAGCCAATACATACTGAGGAATTGGAGTTTCTATCAGCTCCAGCAGTACATTACATACAAGGCAGAACAACACGGAATCGAAGTAAGGAAAATCAATCCATGTTACACATCTCAGGTATGCAGTGTATGTGGACACTGGGAAGAAGGACAAAGAAAATCACAAGCAGTATTTGAATGCGGAAATCCAGATTGTGAAAGCCACAGCAAATATAAAAATGGTTTCAATGCAGATTTTAATGCGGCTAGAAATATCGCAAAATCAACACTTTTCATGGGAGATGGAGAAGTGACTGAAAAATCCAAACAGGAAGCCAGAGAGTATTGCGGAATTTATAGAGAGGAAGATTAGTTTCTTCCTCAGGAATTAGTTCTTTGAACTATGGTTGATTTGGCAACCAAAAGGTGAGGGAAAATCCACTCACTAAATACCGTGTAGGTAAGCATAGAATTTGAGGTTTTGGATACCTATTAAATTACACGGTAACCAAACAAATACGACCAAGAAAGGAACAATTGATATGTTTTGGATGCCTATTAAATTGCACGGTAACCAAACCGATAGACAAAACAATAAGAAAACTGACAATCAAAGTTAATAAATGGTAACAATTAATTTTACATAAAAACAAAATTGAAAGGAGACGTATGAAACAGAATCCATGTAGATATTGCGCTCTGGCATATGTTCATAACGGCAGACATTCTCCTGGTTGGGACGGGAAATGTAAAGAATGCCAGAACATTAAGAGACACAGAGAATATCTGAAATCGCAGAGAAAATTCATTGAAGGAGAACTAATTACTACACTGGAAGAACTTCTGAAGCAGGAGTGGGTGATGTGGTATCACCAAACAAAACATATTGAAGCAATAAAATCAACGCCTATCCGAACTGTTCTGAATTGGATTGCAGCAGGAGCACTTCGGAAGGCGATAAGAAAAGAAAGTGAGGAAAATTAAATGGCAGAAACAATCAAGGCGGTTAAAGGTTTTAACCAGGACATGACCTGTACACCAACAAAGGATGTTAAATTCCAGTATGAAGAAGGAAAAACATATGAGGAAGAAGTTGCTGATGTATGTAATCAAGGATTCCATGCTTGCGAACTTCCAATAAATGCTTTTAGCTACTATCCGCCTACCAAAAGCATTTATCACGAAGTAGAAATGTTTGGGAAAATTGATAGTTCTGAAAGCAATAAAACGTGTTCTTCTAAAATCAAAATCGGAGCGAAAATCAACATCGCAGGAATTATTAAAGCTTCTATTGATATTATTAGACGAAAAGCAGAAGAAGAGTCATCCGCCAGCTCCGGATACAGAGGTAACGCCGCCAGCTCCGGGGACTATGGTAACGCCGCCAGCTCCGGGAACTGTGGTAACGCCGCCAGCTCCGGATACAGTGGATCAGCAAAAGCAGAACATCCCAATTCTTGTGCGATTGCATGGGGACCAGAGTCAAAGGCAAATGGTGTAAAAGGATCACATCTTGTTTTAGCAGAGTGGGAATCCAATGGTGGTAACTACTGGGATGAAGAGACCTGGACATTTAAAGGGGCAAAAATGGTAGTAGTTGATGGAGAAAATATCAAAGAAAATACTTGGTATGGTTTAAAAAATGGGAAAGTCATTGAAATTAAGGAGGATTAAATTATGGCAGAAACAAAAAATGCAGTAGCAAAGCAGGGAGAACAGCAGGCGGCAATGGTGATCAATAATGCGTTTATTGATGGACTTACCAGACAGCTCAACGAAAAATGTAAGTACGGAATGTCTTTTCCGGCAGATTATAATGTGTCCAACGCTCTAATGGGTGCATACCTTACATTGAAAGAAACTATGGACAAAAATAACAAGCCATTACTGGAAAGTTGTTCACAGGTCAGCATTGCAAACAGCCTTATGGATATGGCAACAATGGGTCTGAACGTTCAGAAAAAACAGGGATATTTCATTGCTTATGGTGGCAAGTGCCAGTTTCAGAAGTCCTATTTTGGTAATATTACGATTGCCCGAAGATATGGTTTGAAGTCCATTAGTGCGGAAATTATCTATGACGGAGACGATTTTGTTTATAGCATTGAAGACGGAAGAAAAGTATTTGTAAAACACGGTCAGGATGTTATGAACATTGATAACGAAAAGATTAAAGGTGCTTATGCAGTTGCGGTCATGGCAGACGGAACCAAACTTCTTGAAGTTATGAATATTAAGCAGATCAAGCAGTCATGGCAGCAGGGATATGGATATAAAGAGGGAAGTGGAACTCATGCTAAGTTTGCAGACCAGATGGCGAAGAAAACGGTTATTAACCGCCTTTGCAAGATGATTACTAATACATACGGGGACGAAGCTGTGATTGATACATTTGAGCGTTTGGAAGAAGTTGAAGGAGAAGATAGAATTGCAGCTGATGTTGCCTATGAAATCTCCCAGAATGCAAACAAAGAAGAATTTGTGATTGAAGAACCGGCACAGATTGAGGAAAAGACACCGGTTCCAACTGTAGCAGATGTGACGAAAGCACCGGAGAAAGAACCTGTTCCAGCAGAGAAGAGTGAAAAACCGTTACCTCCGTTTATGACTGATGGAGGAATGTAAATAAAATATATTGGTGGGCGGTGCAGAGCCGCCCTTAAAGAAAGGAAAACATGATAGGCACATTACAACAGGTATACGAGGATATGGAACATGGAGTTTATGACTTCACAAAAGATGGGAAGTGTTCTGGGTGCGGTCAGTGCTGTTCTGTATATCTTCCATTATCCTCTAGTGAAATCAAAGAAATTAAGCGGTACATAAAGAAACATCATATCAAAGAACAGAAACATTTTACTCCGACAACGAGTCCCACACTGGATTTAACCTGTCCGTTCCTTGATGATAGCAAAGAAAAGGATAAATGCACCATTTACAGTGTGAGACCGAAAATTTGTAGATGTTTTATCTGCAATCAACCACCGAGCAAAGTCAAAGAAAACAAGGAACAGTTTTGGCGAACCAGAAAGCCATGCGATATGAGAGAAACATTTTTCGGGGAGGAATTATGACAGTAGGCGAAAAGATACGGACAATTAGGAAAGAAAAAGGATTTTCTCAAAAAGATTTGGCTGAAAAACTAAACATTGCACCTGGAACAATTCAGCAATACGAACTCGGGAAAAGGAAAGTTACTGTTGAAAAACTGATGGATATTGCTTTTGCACTTGAGGTTCCAGCGGATAGATTGATTCCATTAAACCGAAATTGTTTGCCGAGCGAATCACAGAAACAAAAATATCAATCCATAGCAGACCATTACGGTTTCAGAAATCAGTCTATGATGATGATTGAAGAGTGTTCAGAGTTGCAAAAAGCTATTTGTAAATGGCATAGGGAGCGTGGAGATTCTCTTCGGTCTGAATCTTCCGATTGCGACGAAAGAACGGCTATTATAGATGAACTTGCCGATGTAATCATTATGGCAAAGCAGATTTCTTATTTGTTATATGCGGAAGATGGAGTTTCAGAACAGATTGAATTTAAACTTGACCGCCAGTTGCGGAGAATGGAGGAAGAAAATGTGGATTAGGTCACAGGATAAATGGTCAATTGTTGTTTTAGAAAGGGCGTCAAGTATATGTGTTATGAAATATCGAGCACCTTATTGTGCAAAGCCACTATGTGAAAAAAGAAATGGAGACTTTTTTATTGAAGCTAGTGGTAGAATTATTGGAACTTATCCAACCGAGGAACGAGCCATTGAGGTTTTGGATGAGATTTGCAACGCCTATATTTCGCTGAATAAGCAAGTCGGAAAAGAATACAGAGGAAATAATCCAAGTGGCTACTTTGGTGGTTATGTAAAAAATGGAGTTTACCAGATGCCGGAGGTGTGAAAATGAGAATAATTTCGCAAAATGGGTTAATTAGTGTTCCTTTTGAAATGACAGCCATTCATGCAAATGGAACATTTATAAGAATGAATATGGCCGGAAATACGAGGGAAGGAATAATTATAGCGGAGTACAATACACTAGAAAAAGTAGAAAAGGCAATTCAGCTTCTTCATGAAGCCTACATAGTAAACGAAAACTTCAAGAAAATGGACGCAGAATTACAGTTGCAAATACTTGGATGTGCAGAAAAAGAAACACAATTAAAGTACGGAGGAATATTCCAATTCCCAAAGGAGGAAGATTTATGATTGAGATTATTTCAGACCACAAGCCGACAAATGCGGATAAAATCAGAGGAATGGATGATGAAGAATTAGCACAAGAGAATGTTGTTGGATTTGCTTATATGAGAGGCCATACACCATCTGTTATATGGAGAAGTGTGCATACAGGAGAATACGATACCAAAGAAGAAGCCATCAAATCTGAATTAGGCTGGCTTCAGCAATTGGAAGAGTGAGGTGAGATATGAGTAAAAAGGTTAAATGCATTGAGTGCCATAATTCTATGCACTGGGAGATTCCAGATAAAGTACCAGATAAAAATTATGAATATGCAAAACATTGCCTTCAAACTGCAAAAAGAAGTATTGTATGTGGCAACACTATGAGAACTAAATCTATCAATCATGAGCAGTATTGTAAGAAATTTTCAGAAAAGACGGACTTTGATTTTCAGGCGGATTCTTATTATCAGAAAAAAATTGAAAAATTGGAAAAAATGATTAAGTAATATGAAGAAAGAAAAGGTATAGAAAATTGAAAATAAACTTACAATTCTTAGGTGAACATGAATGTGAACCTATGCAAAATTTAAATAATGTTGCCATTGAAAAATATCTAGTAAATGGAGTTGTAAATTGGTATCATCATTTAATTTTAGAAAATGAAAATGATAAGTTAAACGCAATTTTATATTGTCCGTATTGCGGAGAAAAATTAGAAAGATAGTTGAGCATTTCAAAGAAAGCGAGGTGATGCTAAGTGTTCTTGAGAGTGATTTCTACAGGCAGTAAAGCCGGAAACTGTTATGCTCTAATTTCTAATTCTGGACAGATTCTTCTTCTGGATTTCGGCTGCGACAAGAAGAAAATCCTTAGAGGAATTGATTACAGAGTTTCAGATGTTATCAGTGCTGTTCTATCTCATGGGCACGGTTAGGTGATCATTCCAATAGTTACAAGTGGCTGTTTGAAAACGGGATTCCTATTTACACCAACGATGAAACGGCAGCAGAATTTGAAACTGTCACAGGAGAACTCCTGAAAGGTGTTCCAGAAAAGAAGTGGTTTCAATGTGGGGAATTTAAGGCTATGGGGTTTTACGTCCCGCATGACAACACTCCTAATTTGGGTTTCTTGATTGAACACGAGGAAATGGGGCGGTTACTTTATCTCACAGATCTTGAATATTGCCCCTATAACTTCAAAAATCTTAGGGTGCAACACCTCTTGATTGAGTGTAACTACATAAAGGAACTGGTGGACAGAGAAGTGGAAAACTACCGCCACAGGTTGCAGGGACATTGCTCGCTTGACACTTGCAAGGGAATCGTAGAAACCAATAAAACACCCGATTTGCGGACTGTTACGCTGATTCACTTGTCGGATATGGCTTGCGACCCAGACATAGTTTTGGAAGAAATCAAGGCGGTTGCAGGGGATAGAGTTGAAGTGAATGTGGCAGAGCCGGGGTTAGAGGTGGAATTGAAGAAATTTCCGTTTTAGAGAGGAAGTGAGGATATGTTGATAAAAGAAAACAGAGATAACTTTTGGACGTTAAATTGGCTTGACGAATTCAAGTTTTGAGTTTATTGCTGATGTTAAAACAAATCAATATTTTAGATTGGAAGATTGTAAAAAACCATTGGATATTGATTGTAAAGTATTGGAATGGCTTTCGAGAGCAGCGTTCAAAACTGCACCATATAGAAATGAGTGGAGAAACAAGAAATTCCATGAGTATATGCTTCGTTGCATTAACGATTTCCTCGACACTGACTTTTCAGAAGAAGATATGGAGCTGATTTACACAAAGTTAGGGAATGGCTGTAACAGACCATTGTGTGAGAAATTTGTAATGAGTGGATATGATATGGAGGTTTTGAAGTGAGACAGGTTATTTATACAGCAGATGACGAAGATCCAGATTGCATGAGGTGCGATCATTGTGATTGTGATGATTATTTGTGTATTACTCAATGTGGTGCGGAACATGGGTGGAATGGATATGAAAGAATTGAGTATGAGGAGGAATGAAAATTGAATAGTTGTATTTTTTATGGTCGCCTTGTTAATGATGTGGAATTAAGATATTCGCAAAGCAATGTTGCTGTTGGGAAATTTACGTTGGCGGTAAACAGAGCATATCAAAGAGGTGATGTGAAAGCTGATTTCTTGAATATGGTAGCGTTCAGGAAAACAGCCGAAACCATCAGTAATTATTTTCATCAGGGAAGCCGGATTGTGGTTCACTGCCATGTGCAGAATGAAAGCTATACCAATAAGGATGGAAACAATGTTTACCAGACAAATTTTATTGTTGATAGTTTCAGCTTCGTTGACACCAGAGCAGAAGGCGGAATTACCCGTAATCAGAATAATGCAGTTTCAAATAATCAGGTCGATTCGGATGGCTTTATGAATATCCCTGATGGGGTAGAAGATGATGGACTTCCGTTCAATTAGGAGAAAAAGATATGAGACGAAAGATACCAAAAAGTAGCCGGGAGGAAATTAACCGAATCTCGTCAGAGAAACAGGAGCAGATTTTAAAATACATGCAAGAATCTGGTGCAGTGACTATCCAGATGGTAGCAGAGGCGTTGGGATTGACGCACAGTGATACCAGGAACCAGTTCGGGCACCTAAAAAATAAAAACTTAATAGAATGCGTTGACAACAATCCGAATGGATATTTGTATGCCCTTTATGAAAAAGGAAAGACACAAAGCTATAAAGCCAAAGCAGAAAAAGAATCGTTCAAGCAGGCTATTCGACCTGAAGAAATACAGGTCGTAAAAAGAACAGTAAAAGTCGGTGATCCGTTTTATATACTGGACGAAGAAGGAAACAAGAAACGCATTCGGGTAACTGATACGAGGTACCCCTACATCTGCCTGTTTGACAATAGGCATGCTTATTCCTGGGCAAATGTGGCACTGTGTAAAAGGCCGGGAATTCGCATCTTAGGGCAGTGGGGAACTCCGGAAGGTGGTTCAAAATGATTAGAAGAAAATTTTCGTGCGATCGAAGCTGGAGAAAAAAGAGAGAGCGTATAACCCAATACGGTTTCAGGAACGCAAAGGAGAGTAAGATGGACAAGAAACCGAGTGAAATCATCCAGCAGTTTCTGCAGCTTCTGGATGAGAGCCATGAACATTTTAATGAAGCGTGTTCGCTGATTGAAGCAGAAAACAGCAAGACATTGGTCAATACGCATTTACTGGAAGATTGCGAAGATGATGAGCTGTACGAATTCGCATATAAATGGAGAGCTGCGTTAAGGGAGCGCAGGAGGCAATGCGACCGAAAAGCATTGTATGAGAATATTCATAGATTTGCGATTTCTGAGGCGAATAAGCCAACCGCGAAAAGATTAAATGGTCTGGTTAAAGAACAGATTAAGACGGAAGAGTATCTGGATATTCCGTATAAGGAGCGAGAATTTAAGGGAGGAACAAAGTAAAATGACCGAAAAATGTTGTGGAACCTGCCGATATTGCAGACGTTCGGAAGAAACCGGAGAATGGGTTTGCATCAATGACCTGAGTGATGATTATGCTCTGGAAGTTGATTATAGATACAAATGTGAGGAGTATGAGGAAAGGGAATGAATGGACTAATCATTGACTGTTTCGCTGGTGGAGGCGGAGCAAGTGTAGGAATAGAAATGGCCTTAGGCCGTCCGGTAGATATTGCAGTAAACCATGATCCGGAGGCAATCAGGATGCACAAAGTCAATCATCCGGATACACTGCACCTGACAGAGGATATCTTTAAGGCCGACCTGAAAGGCATTGTAAAAGGACGCAAAGTAAGCCTGATGTGGGCTTCTCCTGACTGTACATCGCACAGTAAGGCAAAAGGCGGACAGCCCCGCCTGAGCGGTCTTAGAATTCTTCCTTGGGCGGTATTCAAACATGCTAAAGAAATCAGACCAGAAGTAATCATCATGGAGAATGTGGAGGAAATCCAGCAGTGGGGACCTCTGGACGACAAGGGTTACATCATTCCAGAAAGAAAAGGGGAGGACTACAAACGGTTTATCATAGCCATGTGTTCCCTGGGATACCGGTTTGACAGCCGGGAGCTGATAGCGGCAGATTACGGCGCGCCCACTACCAGGAAACGCTGGTACGCAATTTTCCGGAGAGATGGAAAAGATATAGTCTGGCCGGAGCAGACGCATTTTAAAGATTTGGAGCCAAAATGGAAGCAATGTGGAGAGTACATCGACTGGTCTGATTTAGGAAAGTCCATATTTGACAGGACAAAGCCGCTGGCAGATGCCACACAGAAACGAATTGCAAACGGAATTAGGAAGTACATTCTGGAAAGCGAGCCGTATATAGTTCAGAACAAAAGAGCGGCGGCATTTATTATCCAGTATCACGGGGAACAGAAAGCTGGGGATGCCAGAGGGCAGTTACTTTCGGAGCCAATCAAAACTATCGACACAAGCAATAGATATGGTTTAGTGACAGCGTTTATTACTAAATACTACAAAACTGGAATTGGACAGGGATGTGATGAGCCGTTACACACCATCACTACGTCACCAGGGCACTTTGGACTGATATCTGCGTTCTTGATTAAATATTACGGCTCTGGAGGGAGTTGCCAGACAGTAGATAGACCTCTAGATACCATTACGACAAAAGACCGATTCGGTTTGGTGAACGTAATAATTGATATTGAAGGAGAAAAATATATCATAAAAGACATTTTTCTTCGAATGCTGAAGCCGGAAGAACTGAAGCTGATGCAGGGATTTCCGGAAGACTATATCATCAACCGGGACATAGAGGGAAAATCGTACCCCATCAAGGAGCAGGTGGCCAGAATCGGAAACAGTGTTGTCCCGATTATGGCAGAAGCCCTGGTGAATGCAAATTGCGGATATCTCAAGGTAGGAAAAAGACTCCCGAACCTTGTTATTAATGATAATGAACAACAATTAAAATTTGCATAAAGGAGCGTGATAAGGATTGAGCCAATACAAGAACATCGCAAAGGCGAAAGCCATAGAGAGAAAGAACCGGGAACGGCTGCTGAAAGTTAATAATGGTATTTTAGGAGACATAAAATGCACGGTAATTTCAAAGATATAACAGGTCAAAAATTTAATATGTTGACAGCTGTTGAGTTAGTCAGAATCGAAAAAGGGATTGGGGCAATATGGAAATTCAAATGTGATTGTGGAAATATGGTTGAATTACCAGCAGGACGTGTTAAGTTTGGTACAACCAAATCGTGTGGCTGCATAAATCACAAAACTCCAATTAAAAACGATTTGACTGGCAAAACATTTGGAAAATGGACTGTTGTAAAAAGAGAAAACACTGCAAAAGGTGGTAAGTGGGTATGTAGATGTGATTGCGGTAATTACGCAATCGTAGGAACGTATGATTTAAAAAACGGAAAGAGCACTAATTGTGGTTGCAGTAGGGTAGAGGACTTTAAGGGAAAAAGATTTGGGAAATGGATTGTAATAAAAAGAGATAAAGTCAGCAAGAAAGAAGTCAGATGGATATGCAAATGCGATTGTGGAACAGTCAAATCCGTATCTTCCAATAGTTTAAAAAAAGGAACATCAACAAACTGTGGGTGTGAAAGATTTGTCGATTTGTCGGGAAAACGTTTTGGCAAACTTTTAGTTCTTAAAAGAGCAAATCCCATTATATCGAACAGTGGAAAGACGGTTCAAATGTGGAAATGCAGATGTGATTGTGGTAATGAAGTTACAGTTAGACATAACTGTTTGCAAAGCGGACACACGACATCATGCGGTTGTTACCATAAAGAAAAATTTGGAGATATAAATAGGACACATAATTTGTCATATAAATCACACTTATATGGAGTGTGGAAAAGTATGAAAGACAGATGTTATAGAGAGAAGTGTAAATCATACAAAAATTATGGGAAAAGAGGAATATCAGTATGTGATGAATGGAGGGATGATTATAAAGCATTTTATGACTGGGCTATGGAGAATGGATACAAAGAAGATACAGGAAACGGGTCAGTAAATGTTTTATCAATAGATAGGATTGATGTAAATGGAAACTATGAACCAAATAATTGTCGGTGGGTAACGGCCGATATACAGGCCAGAAACAAAAGGATGAAAGTAGGTGATGACCATTGATAATTCTTGAAGATACCAGAAATCAAGTTGGAAAACACGATAAAAAAAATGAATATTTCTTGCAGAACGGAATTGAGGTTCGCAGGACAAAACTTTATTGCGGAGATTATACATTGCCAACAAACCAGAGTGTATGTATTGATACAAAAAAAGATATTCAAGAACTGATTGGGGATATATGTGGAAAATCTCATGAGCGTTTCAGAAATGAGCTTATACGGGCGCAGGAGAGCAATATAAAGCTGATTATACTCACTGAGGACAACGGTGGGTACTGTGACAGAAAAAAAACGATTTATAACAAACCAGTGACATGTGTAAGGGATTTATTCAGTTGGAAGAATCCGAGATTATTTATCTTTCAGGGAGGAAAGCAGAAATACCCAAAAGCAACAAAAGGACAGACGTTAGCTAAATGCCTTATAACCTTGCAAGAGAAATATGGCTGTGATTTTGCTTTTACTACTAAAGAGAATAGTGGAGCAGAAATTTTAAAGATATTAGGTATCTCAGAGAGCTTTTGAGAAGTTCAATGAGCTTTTGGAGGAAGGGAAATGAGCAGAAGTAATTTCAATACATTTATCTACGGAATACAGGTAAATAAGGGTGGTAAGCTCGCTATGTGTGGCAGTAAGAAGAAAAGAAAGAGGATTAAAAGAGGGAAATAATATGAAGCTATATCATGCAACATCACCAAAAAAGGCGAAAATATATCGTTTATCGGGTAAAATTAATAAACCTGTAAGAGGGTTTACAACTTTGCAGGCGGCCATGTTATGGAGTCTCTCAATCGAGGGGAGTAGAACAGTTTTTCTTGAGATAAACAGCCAAGAAACTATATCAGAAAACAATATACATAAACTTCCCGACCACCACAATCAGTTTGGAGAAGCATGGTGGATTGATGAAGATATAAAATCTGATAACTATACATGCGTATTAAGTGCGAAATAGCACACACATTTCACAAAAGAGCTCAAGGGCATAATCTACAAAAGAGCCGGGTTCTCGGCATGAATCCAAATTAAAAATAAAAATTAGGAGGACGAGTTGTCCGGACATAAAACTGCGGTTTCTCCTAAAAGAAAATGAAAATAGATATTTTTAATACAGATAAAAAGTATAAAACAATCTATGCGGATCCTCCCTGGATGGAAAGAGGAGGCGGGCAGATAAAACGTGGGGCAGACAGGCACTACAACCTTATGACCACAAAAGAAATATGTAAATTGCCAGTGAAAAACTTAATTCATCCAGAAGGATGCCATCTGTATTTGTGGGTTACGAATAATTTCCTTAAAGATGCTTTTGAAGTCATTGATTCGTGGGGATTTGAGTACATAACCACGATAACATGGATGAAAGATAAACAGGGACTGGGGCAGTATTTCAGAGGAATTACAGAGCATTGTTTGTTTGCTGCAACGTCTAAAAGGCTTCCTTATAAAGTGATAGCAGGGAAAAGACAGCAGGGATTGACTGGTTTTTATGAAGCCAAACGGGAGCATAGCAGAAAACCAGAGACAATGCGAAACATGATTGAAACAGTAAGCTATTGCCCCAAAATAGAACTTTTCGCACGGGAGGCAAAGCATGATTGGGATTGTTGGGGATTGGAGGCTCCTGATGAGCACTAAAGCAGATTACGATTTCTATAAATCCATTGGAATCTGTGTTCGCTGCCATAAAAGAGTAGCGGCGCCAAATAAGGTCATGTGTTTTAAATGTGCAGATATGGAACGCATAAAAGGTAAAGAAAAGCGGAAACGAAACCATGAATCTGAAAAGAAACGGGATTTGGACAAGTATTACCGACTAAAAGAACAGGGTGTTTGCACCTACTGCAAGCATGAAAAAGCCGTATCAGGGAAAACGAAGTGTAAGAAATGCTTAGCGAAAATCAAAGCCAAAAGGCAAGCGAAAAGATGTGAGATTGATCGTTCCGAGAGATGTTCTTACGGTATTTGTTACATCTGCGGAAAGAATCCAATTTTACCCGGAAAAGGCGTCTGTAAAGAGTGTTATGAAACACGAACTACAGCAATTCAGAAATGCATTGACAGCAGGGATGAGGGTTTCAATGATTATTGGAAACGAGAAAATAACTTGTTTTTCTCCAACAAAAAGATGCAAAAATGATAAAAATAATGAAAAATTTTATGAACAGCTTAAAGCCAGGTGACATTTAGGAGAAGAAAATGAACATATTAGAGAAGATTATAGAAAAGATAGAGCATGAAGCCATGACCAATAAAGAAATTGGCAGAAAACAATGTGAAGGCATGGCGAGAGCAATGAATATAATTCGCTTACATATGGATGATATTAAAATGAATGAAGAAAGATGGATTCCAGTAGAAGAAAGATTTCCGGAGGATGGAACATATCTTTGCACATTTGTTGGCGAATTAGTTGGGCAGGAAGATCCGTTTACGGGAATGTGCGGGATAGAAAATGGGATATGGGATGAACCTGATTGCGTGATTGCCTGGCAGCCGCTACCAGAACCGTATAGAGAGAAGAAGTGATGGAAGAATTGGAAAAACTGCTTAGCAGATATACCAAGTCTCTTGCAATATGCGGAATTATCATATGCATAGGAATGATGGTTACAGGAATCACGGGCAATGATAACGCAGTTCTTTATAGTTTTATCATTGCTCTTAGGGTGGAAACAATACTCCTTCCTATATTTATTGTAATCTATTTAGTAAAACTATTATTCAGGAGAAGGAAATGAAAAAATCAAGTTTAAAGGAGGCAACGCATGTTATACACTTACGATATTACAGATGTTAAAACTGGGGAAATAGTTGCCAGAGATATTACAAAACGCAAAGTGCGGGAAGTATTGGGAGTGGCCTTAGATATCACCCATTATGTCGAAGATTTAGTCCTGTGCAAAGGACGATATAGAATTTCCCGTAATCAAGTAATTAAAGAGAGTGAGAATGAACTGTTTTTACAAAAATGGAGACAAGCTATTCAGCTCTGTAAACAGTATCCGCATCTGGATCAAATCAAAATTACGATGGAAAAATGATAAAGAAAGGTGGGAGTTCATTGGCACTGATTGAATATATAAAGAGTGGAAAAGACAATGCGGTTTCTCTCGATTATCTGGCGCAGGCGAGCGGGATGGGGAAGCGTAAAGTCAGAGATGAGATCAACCAAATCAATACTTCTGGCAAAGAAATTATCTGCAATTCCGGAGACGGTTCCGGATATTACATAGCTGCGAATCTGGAAGAGGCTAAAGCTTACCGTGCATATAACCGTAGTTACTGGCAGAGCGGGCTGGAAAAGGACAGAGGAATTGCCAGATGCATGGAACGCAAGTTTTCCGGGCAGATAGAAATGGAGTTGGAGGTCTGATTATGGCAAAAGGATTCATTTTAGTAGATATGCCAAAAACATGTTTGGATTGCAGGTTCTGTATAGAGATGCATGAAGGAATTGAAGCTTACTGTGCATTGAAAAACAATTCATATAATCATGACGAATTCAAGGAAATTGATGTGAGTTATCCGCAGGAAAAGCCAGATTGGTGTCCAATTCGGGTACTACCGGAAAGAAAGAAACCAATCGTATTCAGGCTATCACCCTTAATTAAGGAACAGTATTCTGAGTTTGATAGAGGTTGGAACTCTTGCCTAAATTGCTTGGAGGAGACAAATGTCGAGTGATGTAAAATGGATAAAATTAACAACCAGTATGTTTGACAACAGAAAAATCAAGCATCTGCGAAAACTCCCGGAAGGTAACAACATAGTTTTGATTTGGGTAATGCTTTTGACTATGGCCGGAAGATGTAATGCAAATGGGTTTATATTTCTTACGGAAAATATCCCATATACTCCTAAAATGCTTTCTGATGAACTTGGGTTTGACGAAAATGTGATTCAGGTAGCTTTATCAGCTTTGGAAAAATTTGAAATGATCCGTAGAGACGGAGAATTTTTATCAATACCAGGATGGGAAGAACATCAGAATGCCGAAGGATTAGAAAAAGTAAGGGAACAAACTCGGAAAAGAGTTGCCGAACATCGAAAGAGACAGGAAATGAAGGCTATCGAGCTTGAATGTAACGTTACATGTAACGTTACTGAAACGTTACCGTTACGCAATGTAACGCAACAGAATAAGAATAAAGAAATAGATAAAGAAAAAGAAGTAGAAATAGATATTAATACTCCCCCTATATCCCCCTCAAAAGAGGGGGAGTCTGGTAAGGGTAGCGTAAAAAAGAAAGAACCCGTTGTCTATTATCCTGATGATGAAATACTTGATAGTGCCTTTAAAGAATTCCTGACTATGAGAAAGCAAATCAAGAAGCCCTTAGCCACCAAGCAGGCATTAACCCGAATGAAGAATAAGATTGAGCGGTTATCTGGCGGAAATTCCGATTTAGCCATTCGAATCTTGAACCAGTCGACCGATAATTGCTGGCAGGATGTTTACGAACTGAAAGATGGGCGGCATAAATGCTCTTTCTCTAATGCCGGCGAGAGAGATATCTTAAACGAGTGGAGGAGTAGCTGATGACAAGAGAGGAAGTACAGGATTTTCTTGCGATGGTGCAGGCTACCTATCCTAATTACAATCCGCCAAGCAGAACAGCAGCAGTAAACGCATGGACAATCGCTCTGGAAGAGTATAGCAAAAATGAAATCGCCACAGCATTTAAGGTTTACATGCAGACAAATACAAGCGGATTTGCTCCAACTCCTGGGCAGATTATCGAGAAGGTTCATTTTCTTTCCAGCCCTCAGGAACTGAACGAGATGGAAGCATGGGCGTTAGTGAGTAAGGCCATCAGAAACAGTACATATAACTTTGATTATGAGTTTTCCAAACTTCCCCCTCTGGTTCAGCGGGCAGTGGGGTTGCCAAGCCAGCTGCAGACGTGGGCATTAGATGAAAATTACAATGAGCAGATCGTTTCGTCCCATTTCATTAAATGCTATCGGGAGCAGGCTAGCAGACAGAAAGAGATTTCCAAAATGCCAGAGAAAATCAGGAAATTGATTCAGAGTGTCGCAGACAAGTCATATTCGACTCAAATTTCCAGTTTAAGGGATGTCGCGATAAAAACCTTAGCTGATAGTAAAAGAGCTGAAAATGAGGCCTTAGAGATTAGCACAGATGGTGTTCAGATGCCAGACAGGGCGCGCAAGAGATTAAATGAATTAATATAAATGTAGAAAGGAGTCGGAGCCGCTGGCCAGCGAAGGGAATTCCAGGCTCCTTTTATTAAAAAATATGGATGATGCATTGAAATTTGCCATAGAAAATGGCATAATAGACTTATCATACGTGCAAGAAAAATATGAGATGAGCAAAAGAGAAGAATTATTAGAGCAACACAAATGGGCCATTAGCCAAGGAAAGGATGGGTATTGGAGAACTTATCTGCCAGATGGAAATAATGGGAGAAAAATGATAAAGAAGCATACCAGAAAAGATGCTGAAGATGTTGTGATAGGATATTACAAAAAGCAGGAAGAAAAAGATAGGACATTTTTGGATGTGTATATGACATGGAGAAGCGTCCAAGACAGGATGGTATCTGATAACACAGTTTATAAATATGAAACTGATTTCAAAAGATATTTTGAGAAAACTGAATTTTCTTCTATCAAAATAATAGATATTAACGAAGATGACATTAAATTGTTTATGGTTGACACAATAAAAAAGCTTTCGCTATGTCAAAAAGCCAGCAAAACATTGTTTGGATATATTAGAAATACTATCTTACACGCTATGAAGCATAAAATAATTTCAGAAGATCCAACGAAATTGCTTATGGCAAAAGACTTTTATAAGTATTGTACGCATAAGAAAAAAACCATAAATGAACAAACAATATCCGAAAAAGATATGAAACTGCTTTCTGCTAAGATAAATCAGGATCACGAAGAGCATTCAGAATATATGCCAGCATATGCCGTGCAGCTTGCATTTTTCACAGGAATGAGAGTAGGAGAAATATCTGCTCTTACATGGAATGATATTACGGAAGATGGAATTATTATAGACAAGTCTGAGAAATATAATAGAAAAACAAAGGAATATTATATTGACAGTACAAAAAATGGAAAAGAACGTATATTCCCTATGACTATGCAGATAAAAAAATTGCTTGATTCCGTGAAAATGGTTGAAATGAAAAATGGATTTATTTGTGAATTCGTATTTGCAAATGCAGAAGGAAGAATTCATGCTCCAGTAATATCATCATGTATTAAAAACAAGTGCAGGCAGATTGGTATAAATGAAAAGGGAATTCATGCATGTAGAAAAACATTGAATTCAAGGATGCGCTGTGATGGCGTGTCGGCGACAATGGCAGCTTCTTTATTAGGTCATTCGCCAGAAGTTAATGAACAGTACTATACATTTGATGTAAGCACAATGAGAGAAAAAACAAAAATAGTTGAAAAGGTAACAAATGTAATGTAA